TTATTTTATGGGTTTCATGGGCTTGTCTTTTCTGATATATATTTGTGTTGTTTTTGAAGAAGAGTGGCCAAGTTGTTTTCTTGCTAACTCATCATCAACTTTTAATGAAATATCTGTAGCTGTTTTAGCTCTTAAATCTCTCATTTGAACAACGGCAATCTCATCAGCTAATTCAGGATATTTTTCCATTGCAGCTTTACGTGTTTCTTTGAAATAATCTGTAAGTGATCTCCTTTCTAGTTTTCGTCCCCATTTATTTACAAATAACCATTGTTTCTCTTCGGTAATTCTTCGTCTAATAATCTCACTCAGCTTCCCGATAATCTCGAATCTGATTTTCTTTCCTGTCTTTTGTTGTGTAATATGCAATAGACCATCGTAAATATGAGAGCTATGGATCTTCACAACATCAATGGGGCGCTGTCCTAGTAAATATGCAACATCAATAATATCCTTCATATCATCAGAAGCACACTCATATATTTTATCGAGAATGTAATCTTCAACATAAATATCTCTATATTGAACTTTATACTTTTTAACTCCCGTGGATGGACTGATTAAATTTGTATACCCCCATTCTCTAGCTGTATTCCAGATATGATTAAACAACCCGATTTCGATATTTGCTGTCGGTTTTACATCCTTTCTCCATTCAAGATATTCTCTTATATGGATTGGCTCTATATCTTCAAGTGGAATAGGGGGGTCGCCAAAAAATTGGGTTAACTTACGTATTGCTTGGATATTTGAATTGCGGGTATTTCTGGCCTTTTTGGTCGGTACAACTTCATTTTCATAGCGTGAGAGAACCTCAATAAATAAAATCTTATTACTTATTTGATTCTGCTGTACGTTTAGTTTTGCCGCTTCTAATACAGCTAGCTTTTTATCTTTCCCAAGAGGTTTTTCTTTTTTATCAGCCATTGTGTAATAGTAATACATTACTTTTGTTCCATTGGCTTTCTTTCTCACTCTACAAACTAGCCCTTGAGGTAATCCTTGATATTCTTTTTTTCTAGGTCGTCCCATATCAACCTCCTTGATTTAATACATTAGATCTCCATACTACTCTTGCTTTTTGTTCGCTAGCAACACTCGATTTGCGTGCTTTCTTGTTTGAATAGTCACGTCTAACAATAGGGTGCTTTGTGTTTCCATTAGGTGGAATAAATGCTATCCCAAGTTGATTGAGTCTTTGTATTTGTCTTTTAGGTTGTGAATAACCTGTAATATGCGAAATTTCTAAAGGGCTAAGGAACTCATCATAAATATTAATTTCCATAAATCCTCCTATAAATAAAAAAGCCGTGCTAGACGGCTTAATAAAGCATTTCGCTATACAGTTCTTCTGGTGGGTACCCAATATCGAACTTGATTTGATTGTTTTGTTTTGCGATTTCCAGTGCTTCTTTTCGATCAACAAATCTTCCGAAGTTGGTAATAAAACCCTGTTTCTTACCAATTAGCGGATATTGTGTACCGTTCTCAATAGATTTAATTTGTTTACGCATAAACGTGTCATAGTGTCTCGCGCCAGTCACTAAATGAAGTTCTTTTGTTGTGTAATCTTCAAGCTCGCACGCAGCACAAACAATTAATTCTGGACGTTCTCCCATTTTCCTATCTCCGAGCATTTTTCATTGCATCAAGCCAAGCTTGAGCGTCTTCTTCACTGTAAAATAATGAACCGCTTTCTAGCATTTTTCTGTGCTTATCTCTATTAGCATCAAAATAGAATCTAATAATTGTTGAGTTACCTCTTTTAAAGACCTCTTGATTGTGGCGTGCTGTTTTGATTGGAGCGGGCAAAGTAAGCGTTACTGTTGGTCGTGGTTCTTCCCACATTCCGACTATGTCTAATCCGTCACCTGCGCATGACGCATACAGTCCATTTTTATACCACCCTATGAGACTATCTCTACCGCGAACATCAATAACATATCCGATCACTGCACATCCTTCGCGGACTGGATTTTCCAGCACAAACTTAACAAACGCTTTTTTACCATTTCTAAGCACAACTGGCTCACTGGCTAACGCCTTTTCTAAATCAAACTCTTTCATTTTCTAATCCTTTCTTTTGGGAATAAAAAACCGCATTTCTGCGGTTTATATTTTTAATTCAACTCTTTTGGAAAGAGTTCTATTACCAAATTCTCCATCTTTATTTCTCATTACGCCACGACACATAAATACAATATGTTGTTCTGTGATATAGCTAATAAAAACGGAAGAGATTTTAATATCAGATTTTTTAAAATCATCGGCTTTCACAACGTCACCGATTTTAATCGGACATAATTCCTCTGCGTATTTTGTTTTTAGTTTCTCAAGCTCTTTCTGAGCTTCAGTGAGTTCTTTCTGTTTTTTAATAAGCATTTTGGCTTTTACCAAAGCTATTCGTTGATCATTCATTGTAAACATCCTTATTCTGTTTTGGGTGGCAGTGGAAGTGGTCTCCAAAAATCACATTTAGTTGTTACCTCATCAATACCGTAATATCCGTAATTTGGTTCGACAAATGCCATCTCTCCGTCATATTTTTTGTATGTAGCGAAACTAATCCCGTAATTGCCACCAGTCCAAAACGCAACTAAGACATCTTGATATTCTTCTGGCAATCTATCTTTTACACTAATCCAGCCGTTATCTTGTGGAAATTCAACAAGTTCTGGCTTTTCAAGTGCTAAATCATATCCATAGTCTTCTTTTTCCTCTTCGCTCAATTGCTTTTCCTTGCAGGAAGCCTTGCCAAGGACGACACCATAAACAGCGTAAGGTAAGTCATTCAACGCAAAATCCTCATGATCACACATATCATCTGCGAATTCATGAGCTTCAACAGCACCATCTAAACAACTTTGCTTAGCTTGCTCCAATGTTTCGTGTAATTTAACGATATGGATGTCATTTGATACATCAACTGAAAAATATTTATTTTCTGTTTCTGTCATAGTTAAATACCTTTTTTCGTTTTCTTTTGTAGTAGTGTTGTGTAATCTATCAATCTCTGCGGCGATTAATGCACCGGCCCTGATTAGATTTTCCTTTCTGTCTTTTGGATTCCAGTATTTTTTACCCCATGGCCAAAAAATTGGCATTATCGCGTGCCGAGACTGAGCTTGTAGATAACACATTGCAGCTCTGACTAACTCGTCATTAGTGTATTGTGTATCGCTGTTAAGTGAGAATCCTTTTTCTGATTGTTGGCGTAGTCTTTCATTAGCAATTAATGTAACACCTGTCATAATTAACCTCCTTTTCTAGGATCTGGGCATTCCCAGTCATAATCTTCGAACTCAATTTCTCTGATAAGAGTGATGTTTCCTTTTATAATTTCAAACTCACAATTGAACCCAAGCCCTCTCTCATAACCATAAAATCTGAAATCAACACCATACTTCTCGCTTAGCCTTTTGAATGAATCAAGTTTCGGTCCCCATGCGTGCTGAACTGGAATTATTACAATGATATTTCCATCTCTATCAACATAAAACTCATCGTAAAATCCGTCCTGACCTGCACTTATGAAACATCTATAAGTGTCTTTTAAGTGACCACCTACACCACTTAGTTTTATTTCATCTTTTTCTAAGATGACTTCACCTTTTTGATAAATTTGTTCATCGAGGAATTTCTTTACATCTTCAATTTTTCCTCTTATTTTTAAATTTCCTTCACACCAATTCGACATACTCTTTCTCCAATTTCTAAAAATAAAAAGCCACAATTAAGTGGCTTGTTGGATTAAATAGTGGACTGTCTTTTTCACACCGTCTTTGTCAGTGTATGAGTAAGAAAGTCTTATTCCACGGTCCAATCTGCTATTGATTTTCTCAAGCGTTATTTCAATACGTAGTAACCATAATGTGATCAACATTGTTATAACAAAAGCTTTCTGGACTTTATCAAGAGCGCAAATTCCCGTGACATCTAAGGTAAAAACGATGAACAGTAAGCAAATTGCAATTCTCACTGACTTTTCAAAAATGCGGAGGAGTTTATTGATCATATTCTTTCTCTCCGCCAAACTCATTGAGTAGCATTTTTGTTAACTCGGAAAGAACGCTTGTCATTAAGATAAAATCAGCGTCAAACCGCTGTGTATAATCTTCTTTCAAAATGTCGTCGTTTTTATCAAGCACGTTATCCGCAAACTTCAGGCGTTTTAGCGTGCCGTCTTCATTGAGTGTAAATTGCAAGCGTTCTTCCCAATTTAACTGCAATGAAACGACTTGTTTGCCAGCAATCAGAAGTCCTTGAATATCTTCACAGCAGAAGTCTTGTCTTTTCAGTATTGCCTCACCGTCGCTATTAAAATCCTTTAACTTGCTGTCACCATATAATTCTAGCCATTCAGGAGTTTTATCTGCTGTTACCCATGACGTCATAACAAAACACGGCTCTTTAGCGAGAGTTAGTGGAGCAACTGGCAGTGAACTAAGCGTTTTGCGCAACAATGCCAGTACATCTTCTGCTTGTTTATGTGAGCTTGCATCGACATAAATCAAGCCTTTTTTAACATCAATGAAAAATGCGGTTTGTTTATACTTGCTGAACGCTTGTTGGATAAGTGTTGCAATCACATCATCTTTGAGCACCTGCTTCTCAAATTTATTTAACTTGCGTTCTTGTTTCTTCTCAAGCTCTGTAACACGCTTGTTTAGTGCGTTATTGACAACGTGAGCTGGAAGAATTTTTTCTTCTTTCATTGCCACCAACAGAATTTTATTTTCTGCCACGTGATAGAGTAACTCACTACCGTGGATTGGGTTAGTCCAACCGAAACGACTCATTTCGGATTTATCACAAGGAATATATTTATGCCCTTGTAACACTTCTTGTAATTTGTCTGTGGACCAGTCTAACGTTTTAGTTAGACGATAAATTATTGCGTTTTTAAACCAAAACATAGTTACTCCTCAATTTCTTCAACTTCGAAAATATCTGCGCTCACTTCGTCAGCATGAAAGTCAATTAATTTAATTCCGACATATTCGCCATAAGCAAAACCATCCTCATATGTCCACAAGTGGCTATCCATACTTTCAACATCTGATAACTTCCAATTTCTATCTTGTTCGTGATAAATCTTACTTGTTGCGATCGATAACACGTATTCCAAATGTTCTCTAAATGGGTCACTTACATCTGGTGAACCAGCCCAGAAAGCGGACATTTCAGTAATTCGTTCTTTAACTTCAGGAAAGTCAAAATCTATCTCAAAGACTGCGTAAATCTCGATAGATTCAAATGTTCTTGTGCTAACTTTAAATTTTTTCTTGCCTGTAAATTCCATGTTTATTTACCTTTTTTAGATACAAAAAAACACGCTATTGCGTGCTGTTGAGTATTTAAGTATTACTTAATAACTGGATTAATTCTGCGGATAGTTTACAACAGGTAAAACATCAACTGCTGGTTGTGGAGTTAGTGGTTCATCTTCAATATTTAAACGACCACCTAACGTTGCGTAACCTACAATATCTCGCCAGTGGTCAACTTCATGCGCATTTCCGTTCACAATACGAACAATCTTACTTGCAATCATTGTAAGTGCGTAATATTGCGATGAATCCATATTATTTCTACCGCTATTAATAACATTCATTAGCTCTTTAAAATCCATTGCACCCGCGTGAAAATCACCGTGTGTTGTTTCTCTTTCGTCTAATACTTCTTTAATCATTCTTTCTTTTCCTCTTCCTTAGGTGGTGCAATCAGTACATCTAACTGTGTTTCGATTGCCTTGAGCGATTTGTCAAACAGCTCTGATGTTTTCGGGTGTTCGATTACCTTTTGTCCAGCGTAAGCGCCAATCATCATTGTGAATGTTTCTTTGGTCGGAGTGAGTAGCATTAGCACCCCTGATACGATTACTGTTATGATTGATGTTTTTAATGCTGTTTTAAGTTTCCTATAGAGCGGACTACCACCGTCGATTTCTTCAATCATTGCAGCAACAGCTCCGAAAAAACAAAGTGTTAATAACACTAGCGCCGTAATAGAGACGCCTTTTAAAAACGTGTTTAGTTTTTCAATAAAGCCCACTAAATAAACTAAAAGTGCTAATTCCATTGTTATTTACCTCCGTACATAAACATGAGTGTTTCTTTTGACGGGATGAAAACTACCGCTAATAGGGCTATTACAAAAATTAACACGCATAAGACCATTATCTTTTTTAGCGTAATCTTTTCTTTGTCTCCTGTGTGGTAGTCACCCATTGCTACAAGTAGAAAACCACATACTAAGGGCATTGACCCCAATGCGATAATAGATAAAGTGTTAACAGTGGTTAACACCTCAATCATGTAAGCATTGCTCGGCGTCATAGTTAACCCCCACATGTTGTCTGAAATGGTGGGATAAACCATGCAATTAGCATGAAAATAACCCCGATTGTCGCTAGCAGTTTAACCACCTGTTTATTCCCTTCGGATAGGCTGAATTTTTCACCTTTATCGACCACTGCTGATACGTAGGCTATAAGTAAAAGTGTTAGCGTTGCTGCTAGCGATATTGTTGCGATAATCGTCGCTACCATATCGAATGACTGCAACAGATGTAATAAATAAGTATTAATCGACATATCTAACCCTCCAACGCTTCATGTTTTTCTAATAATTTTTTTACTTTATCCATAACTTATTCTTAAGAAGTTTTGATATAACGCAGCAAGTTTTTTACACCACGATATTTTTTACCTTTGTTGTTTCTATCCCACCATAAGCCAGTAGAAGGGTAGAAATCCAATATCATATTGTTTACCTCAATAATGAGGTGAACACCGCCATTTTTGGAAGTAAAATTAACCCCAGATTTGATTAGTAAATCAGTGTTGTATATGAGGTTATTTCTTCTTTTTTCTTTTTGGAACTTACTGTAATCCCTAAAAGCTTCTCCCATATCACCCATAATTTTCACCTAATAAAAAAGCCACCGCAGTGGTGGCTGTTGTTTTTAAAATCTATATTTTATTTTTGAGTAAGTTTCAAAGTCCATACCAGTTATTAGTTCAATTGCCTTTACTGCCTCTTCTCTAGCTTTGTAATAGCAACCGAACTTGTATTTTTGATCTGATACATTTCTCGCTGCGACTTTTAGTACTTCATAACCTCTATATGCTGATGGTTGTTCTACTCTATAAACCCATTTTAGATCTTTAGTTTCACTAGCATTAAAAATAGGGCGCAAAGGTTCAGCAACATTTAAAACATTATCTTGAGGAATATCAGGTAAACGACCCCAATTTTTACCATTAAAACACCATAAAGAACCATCATCACATAGCGCGCTTAAATTCCACGCATCACCAAATGAGGAGCTTGTAATTGTAGATTCACAAATCTGAATAATTTTTCTCATAGTGCACCTCAAAACGGGATATTATCCTCTTCAAAGTTACCTACCTGTTGTTGTACAGGCTTTCCACTTTTCGCATTCGCATAAGCATTGTTTTGTGGTGCCTGTGCTTGCTGTGGTTGCGAATCTTGGCGACTATCTAACATCTGCAATACGTCGCCTTGGATTTCGGTGGTGTAGCGGTCTTGCCCATTTTGGTCTTGCCATTTACGAGTTTTTAAACGTCCTTCTACATACACTTTTGAGCCTTTCTTGAGATACTGCCCGCAAATTTCTGCTTGGCGGCGATAAAACACGATAGAGTGCCATTCTGTCTGCGTTTTTCGCTCGTTCGTGTTTTTGTCGATCCAACTTTCGCTCGTGGCCACACTAATTTTTGCCACTGCGTCGCCATTTGGCATTGTGCGGACATCAGGATCGTTTCCCAAATTCCCGACGATAATTACTTTATTTACCCCAGCCATTATTTACCCCTTAAGTGCTTTTAATGATGTTAAAAATTGCGGAATATATTCATCAAATGCTTTCATTAGATTTTTGTCTCTAGTTGCTGTGTGCAAGTAAAGCGTTTGCTTTTTATACTCTGGACAATAACTAACAAAATCCCACGATTTATAACCCGTGACCCACATCGCTACTTGAACTTGAATGATGTATTCAGATGGTACGCCACCTTCAAGAATGTACTTGATATGCGTTTTCATCTTCGGACACTTGATTTCTAAGCCTTTTTGGCGGCTCAAAATTAAGCCGTCAGGACTTATCATCAGCTCTTTTTTCTCATTGAGATAAACACCACCGACTTGAGTTACATCATGACCTGTTTCAAATTCATAAGCCATGCGTGCTAGTGGCTCAAGCTCGTTTCCTCGCTCCATATGTTGTGATTTAAAGCCTTCGGTTACACCTTCAACACTTTCTGCGACAAGTTCAGCAAGATAGGAAATCCAACCTCCAGACTTCTGACCACTTGGTGTTACTATATTTTTAATTCCTGTGGCAGTAGGAATGCCTAGCCTTGCGACTAACCATTCCTCTGTGCCTTGCTCGCAGTCGAGCGTAATTAAGTTATCAATCAAGCGGAATTTCCTCATCTACATAATTTTCTGTAACATTAGCTGATTGTTCATCAAGACGTTGATTTAACGTTCTGATGAAATGTTCTGCTTTTTCTTTTGGTAACTGCTCAAGAGTGTTAACACCGTAATACGCAAAGGCTTTCAATGTATTTGTGTTAGTTAGTTGAATTAGCTGTTGCAATTGATGCACTTGCTCAGGTGTTGCTAATTCAATGCCCACTGTGTCAATTACTGTTGTCTTATGTTGTTCTGCTTGAGGAGCTTGTTCTTCAATAACTTCATCAGCTGTTATCACACCACCAAGCTCATCTGGGAATGCTTTTCTTAACGCTCCAGCTTCGGCGCATTTTGCTAATTGTCCGCGTGGGCGTTTCGTCCACATTGAATTTATTCTTCCATCTTTTGTTGTTGAGCAAGCTTCTGAGAAGTATTCTGTGTGTGAAAATGCGCAACGTTCGCCACCAATAAATCTATAAACTGTCACCTTGCACCATTCAGGAGCTTCAATGCCAAGATGTGAGATTGTTTCGCCAAAAATTGGCTCATCTTGCCCAGCCATCTGTCCAGTTCTAAAAGCTGTTATCCGCTGTTCGTAAATACCCGGCATAATCACATCACGCCATTGTGATTGACCTGTTTTGGCGTCTTTAACACTCATTGGTACGATGTGACAAGGTTTCTTCAAAATATCCAATTTACGAGCCTTGCAGTAGTCGATAGCAAGTAAAATACTTTCGTCTTTAGCTCCCGGGAAAACACTATTTTGTAATGTTGTCCACGTTGCTGTATCAATCTTGCGATCAGTTAATGCTGTTTGAATGTTTTCAGGTAAATTTGCTGTCATTTTTTACTCCCTCCCCGTTAAATACATTCTATTAATCTGTGGTTTTAGTGATACGTTATCGCCAAATTGAGCCTTCAAATCTCGAGCAATTTGTATCGCTTTATTTCTTGTTACTTGCTTTAATTGAATTGTGATAACAAAATCTGAAATTGGCTCGCTAGTGATTTCTTGCGTTTTTTCTACCGCACTTTCCATGTTTGACTGCTTTTCTTGTGCTTGAATAGCTTCAATTTCGGCTTGTGCTTTAGCCTGAGCCTGAGCTTGAGCTTGAGCTTCTGCTTCTGCTTTCTCTCGTGCTTCTGCTTCAGCTTTTGCTTTTAATTCCGCTTCTCGCTTTTCTTCCTCTGCGATACGTTGCTTGATAATCGGCTCTAAATCTTGCTCACCGCCAATCAGCTGTTGCCAATCTTTAAATAGATGTTCGTAATGAATCGGGATCATCTTTCTGCGCTCAGCAATGCGAGCACCTTCAGATGAAATTTCACTAATAATTAAAGTCTTCTCTGCATTTACAGCTTTTTCTAGCGTTGCAATCGTACTTCTGCGTTTTGTTGCTTCTTCTAACCGAGATTTAATAGCGTTTCTTGAAAACTTACAGCTAAGTACTATCGCTACATCGTTTTCATATCCACTCATTGACCGGATAGCTTCATCTAGTGCTGTTGATACAATCTCAGACTTAATCTCAGCTTCGCGCGTTTTTACTGTTTTATCTAAGAACAAGCGTTTTTGTCTAAATTGTTCCGCAATTTCCTCTGCCTGTGCGATTAATTCTTGAATATCGCCATGTTGTGCGTTTTTAATTGCTTCACGTGTGCGATCTTCAACTTCTTTAAGCAGTTTTACTTCTTCTTTTGCTTTTCCAAAGTCTTCGTCTGTTTCAAACGTGCTTGTGATTGTTGATAAGAATTTCTCAGCTTGAGCCTTGAAATCTTGGATGTTGCAAGCTAACACCTTGCTTTCTGTTGATAGAATTAAACCAAATTCCATAATTAACCTCTGTCGCCGTTGTGATATTTGATATCTTGCTCAACGAACTGACCATTATCTAAATCATCAGGATCGTCTTCTGGTTCTTTTTTCTGCTCAAACTGTGCGTAATAGTCATCAGCACTATCGCACTGCCAAGCGGGCAAAAATCGTCTATTTTTCATTTTCTGAAATCCGTCAAATGTAAAATTGTCTTGCTGGCTTGCAAGAAGCATTTAGAAATTGTTCTCTGCTTTTCTGCCGTTGTTTTATTGCTGTTTCGCATAAATCCTTGCTAGCAAAATTGCGTTGCCAGCCTGTTTTACTTTTTCCAAATTGCTCATAAACAACAAACCCCAGTCCTTTTGGATGGGGTTCGATAGAGTAGGAGAGCGTTTTGTCACTTTTCTTTCTAGCGCGTGCCATTTCTTCGCTCCTGTTCTTTAAGTGCGTAAACCTTGAGATAAATCAGTTGTTCACTAGCAAAGTTTGGGGGAATATCACCGTATTCCTGTGCCCATTCTTCGCTTGCTTCGTGTTCCATTTCAGCTAATTGTTCTTTGCTGATTTCAGCACTCAGATAGTGATTGTAATAATCGGTTTCTTGTTCGTTTGCTGATACTGGATGACAGCCAATACCAAGAATAAGCGCAAGAATGAATGCGCCTGTTAGATTCCATAGATTGATGTGTTTCATAATCGTTTCCTTTTGCCTGCTTAATAAAACAACGTAAAAAGTGCAATCAATAGAAAGGTTAAAATAATGATTGGCTCTTTCTTTTTGAGTGCAATTAATATAGATTTAATTTGTTTTTTCATTGTCTTAATCCTCATTGGTGAATATATGAAATATTGTTCTGCAATCATTAACTATGCACTTATGGCAGTGGTGATTTCCCTTAATTTTTTAATTTTGGGTGAACAGCAACTCTTTATTTTCTTTGGCATAACACTCACTGCCGCACAAGTGGGCTATATTGCAAAAATTTGTTCAATTATTCTTATCATCCGTTGTTTCTTGTATTTCTTTCCCGTCATCAAACAATGGATTGAAAAGAATAAATTACTTGGATAATGCTGAATTTTGGGTGCAGAAAACCGCCACACGATAAAGTGCGGTCGGTTTTCAGTGAGTTTTAATTGAGTAGGTTGTTTACGGCTTTAACGAGTGCTAGGCGTTCCGTGTTAGAGTGAACGTATTTCTTCGCTTTCGCCATAACCTGTTCTAAAGGATGTTTGAAATTATAGAGATACTGTCCGCCAATTTGGTTTTCCATTAACTTGGCAATGCTTGTATTCTGTAACTTCTCTTGCATTTCGTGAGCTTGGAAACAGTAGCTATACAACTGGATAATTAAAGCAAGTGTTTCTTCGCTGTTTTGAATGGCTGTGAGGTTTAAATCAGGTTCAGGCAAGGCAAGTTGTTGTGGTTGCTCAACTTGATTTAAAAATGCTCGCAACACGATTAGATGAAATGCAGGGCTTATCCAAGCTGCATAGGCGATAACAAGTTCTTTGCAAGCGTAAGTACCAACACCATTTTTGACAATTAAAACTGAGCTGTGAGATTTCTCACAGGTTGGATTTTCGCTTTCAATCTCTGCAATTAGAGCTTTTGTTTGATCATTTCGCAAAAAATAAGTAGGACGATGTTTTGGATCGTTTCCACTTGCCCTATGAAGATCTGCTAATGAATAAAGATTATTTAAAGTACGAATTGAGTTATTAAGAATTGCTAAATTAGTCATTTTGACTGCTCCTATTGGTTTTCTGAAATTGACCAGTTCTGACACTGGTGCCGAGAGGTTCAGAACCCTCCAATAGGTTAGGGTGGACGTATTCCCCGAAGGTATTGTATTAGTCGCCCTCTCGACGTTGCGAGATATCGGCATAAAAAAAGATCGCTTTTGGCGATCTGCTTACTACCGCCTATTGGAAAAAGGTTCTGACACCTTGAGGCAGATAGTAAAATAAAAGGGTGGTGGTTGTCAAATGCGGTTTTTTAACGAGAACCACAAAACTCGCCCTTACTTGTCACCACAACACATAAGGAATTGATTTTATTTTGTGCTAGCTGTATATTTTTAAATACCACAACACAAAATAAGGATATTAATTATGGAACATTTTTGTTTTAAAGATGCTTTATCTTTAGCTTTTCAATCAGCCTCTTCTGAGCATTATTTAACAATAAAAAATAGCGTCCTTAGAAAAAAACGCCTCAAAGAGTTATTTGATATTGCAGAAGAGATTTATGAGGAAGCAAAAAAACGTGGACTTAAGACAGATTGATTTTCTTATATGCTTCAATGAGTGAGGTAGCAAGATCTTCTGGCAAGAAGCCTGTGCTTCGGCTTGCGCTATCTAGAACCGTTTGGAAAATTTGGTCTTTTACTGCTTTTTCGAGACGGTTCAATTTATTTGTTTGATTGAGCTCACTTTGCTCATCAATAATCACAAAATTAGCTATCTTCCCTTGTTGCTTTGCAAGGGTCGCTAGTGCTAAAAGCTTACTCATTACATCTTCCATTTCTTACCCCTAGTTAAACCAACTCTCTACAACCTAATCTACGTTTCTGTACAGCTCTTACTGTATTAACGCCTGACTGACCTTTATTGCAGTTATAATTCGCAATATCCGTTAATTTCTTAGCCTTAACTGGAACATCAATCAAAGCCGCATTAATGCGATTAGATGTCTTTTTACTGCATAACTGCTTTTGTCTTTCTCTAAGACGTTTTGCTTGTTTTAGCATTTTTGATACTTTCATATCCTGCTCCTTTCTCTCTCATTTGAAAGCACACTCGCTTGTTTAAATGCGCTTTTAAATAAGTCTTGATTTATGTCGCTAGCACGTGGGAGTCATAATCAAGTAACTCAATTCCACTTAACCAAATTGTGTCGCAATCACAGACTACTTAATCAATAAGGCTATATTTGATTAACTTGTGATGTGTAGATTTTTAAAGAACATTAGATGCTTTTTAATATCTAGATGAAATAATGGAATTAGCTAAATTTTCGGAGTAAACTTTTAATTAACTTTGCGATTTTTGATAGCGGGTTTTCAGGGATGTAAATCTCCATCTTACACTCACCATCATAAACAGCTTGGGACATTGCTTTTACTTTTTCCTTGGCTTCTTCTGGACTGTTTGCGTAAACATCGCATGCCCATTGAATGCCTTGGTAGTAATAGTGGAATAAATATTTTTTCATTGGGAGTTCCTTATGAAATTTGAAACTTACTTAGACGCTCGCAGCGAATGGCGGTGGCGTTTAAGAGCGAGTAACGGTAAAATCATTGCAGATAGCGGGGAAGGCTATAAAAACTACAGTGATTGTTTACACGGTATTGAACTCGTAAAATCCACAAGTAAATCAACACCAGTTGAATAACTTATCCAAAAGCTCCGAAAGGGGCTTTTTTCATCTAGATTTTTAAAGAGCAGCGAGATGAGTATCTCGTTTTGTTGTGGTTATTAAATCAAATATTTATACAAATGTAAATATATAGTTTAATAAATAAATATTAAATTTATTTCATTTATAAATATATAGTTGATTTTAAAAGAAAAATATTTTTGAAATTTTTTGATTAATTACTGAATTTGTGAGCTATGTCACAGAAAAAGAGGGGGGTTAGTGAATTGAGGGTAAAGAAAAACCGCTCGAATAGAGCGGTATTGGGAGGATTTTGTTAATAATTTATCTGTAACTTATGAACTCTTCGTATGCGCCAATTTTTTTGAAAGTAATGTCAAAGGTTTTGTCTTCATACTTATTTATTTGAACAGAATCTATACCAATGTTTTTTAAATCATTATATGTTACTAAATGACCTTCTGGTAATTTTAATATATCTCTTAATACTAAGTTGCCTAAAGATTGATTTGGGCAACTCATAAGAGCTTTGCTATTTTGTTGACAAATTTTTACTAGTAGAGCTCGTCCTGCTGGAAGTGTTAAAGTAAAACTGGAGTCTTTTGGAGGAAAAAATAGTGGCTTGATTCTGTGTATTATTGCAGGAACAGGGATGTAAATTTCATTTGGATCTCTTGGTCGACCTCCTGCATTCCATTGATTTAGCCCACTTTTCTCATGTACAACCTTCTTCCCATCCTTAATAGAATATAATGGTAAGATAACATAATCTAGAATTTTATTTGACTTATCTTCATTTCCTTTGAAGTTAAGATACATCTCTTCCAAGAGTGAGAATGGATCATCTGCAATTTTTATATCAATTTGATGAATTGGTGATATTTCAAATCTTTGATATAAAGTACTTTTAGATTTGTTAAAGGAGTAGTTATTAGCTCCATCACAAAAAGATATAATATTACCTTTGGATTTTATATTTCCTATGCTTTCTATATTTATAGTGCTTATGGAGTTTTCATTTATCAATAGTTTATTTTGATCTCTAACAACAGAATGATATATAAGCTTGTAGAGATTAACCCCCGCAATTTCGGAGGATGCAATGATCCGTTTATTCCTTAATTCGCTGATTTTATAGATCATGTTTTTATCATCTAAAGAATTGTATAAATCTCTATCTTTATTAAATTCAGCTATTTTTTCTAGATTATTTCCATTTTTATATAAAAATGTTTTTAACCCAAAACCAGTATCTTTTATTTTTGCATCTATAGATATATCATTTCTAGATAAATCTGTTGCATAAAAGGCATTACAAAATATTTTTTCTGCGTGTCTGTAATATAAGTATGGGATTTTCTCCTGAGTTGAGGATAGTTTTGATAATAAACTTATTACTTTTAGCAATGTTTCATACTTATCTAATTGAGTTTTAGTTATAAGATTTGAGTTTATAAACATTTATTTTTCTAAAGCCTGTTTTATATTTTTTGCAATTAATTCTATTACGGGCACAGAAACACTATTACCTATTTGTTTATATAGAGCAGATTTCGGCAAGTTATCTGGCAAAATAAAATCATCGGGAAACCCTTGAAATCTTATACATTCCCGAGGCGTAAGTTTTCTTATTCTCCCATGGTCATATATTAATGGAACATTATGCCCACCAGTCCCCATATTTGCTGTTAAGGTAGGGCACAATCCACTTTTATTTTTTCTAACATAAATTCGTCTCCATTGATATATTGCATCAGGATCGGTTATTTCTTTTTTTAGTTCATCGATATACTTGCTGTTATCATAATAATAATAGTCATCAACTTTTTCTTCCAACATTTGACGGATATTATATATAGCACTTTCTTCCAATTCTTCTGGGAACTTAAAGTTTTCACAATGTTCTGTATTTCTAAAGCCAACAATATATATCCTTTCTCTATTTTGAGGAATCTTAGAAACTTTACTTGTGTTTAAAACAGATGATTTGATAAAATATCCCTCTGATTGCAAAGCTTCTTGTATTATTCTAAATGTTTTACCTTTATCATGCGATGATAAATTTTTTACATTTTCAAGAAAAACAACCGCAGGTCTTTTTGATCTAATATATCTCATTATATCAAAGAATATATTACCCCTATCATCATCAAAGCCCTTCTGATAACCAGCAATAGAAAAAGCTTGGCAAGGGAAACCACCTGTTAAGATGTCAATATCTGGAATTATGTCAGTTGATAGTTCTTTCATATCTGCATTGATAATTGTATGCTTGAAATTTGCTCTATAAGTCTCACAAGCATTTTTATCCAACTCGTTAGCCCAAACAATCTCAAAGCCCGCCTTTATAAAGCCAAGACCTATTCCGCCTATACCCGCAAATAATTCTGCAACTCTAAAACTCATATCCTCACCCAATATGCTGATCTAATTTACAGTATATATTACAAGAAAAACTGCTATTATAAAAATATTTTTGATGTTTTTTAGGAGCAAGAAGCTCGTGGTAATCCAACTAATCACAAAGCACAGACCACCAGAAGACTTTGCTATCAACCGCCGCGCCAGACTTGACGACCAATAATTTTTAACTCACCCAATTGCTCTTCACCTACTTCAATAGGCTTATATTCAGGATTAAAACTAAGCAGTGTGATTTTGTCGCCATTGCGTACAACTTGTTTGATATAGAAATTGTTTTTATACGTTAAAGCGTAGATCTCACCATCAACAATATCTGTATCGTGAATATTCACAATCACAGTGTCCCAATCTTTTAAAACTGGATACATACTATGCCCACGAACAAACATCGCTTTACAGCTTTCTGGTGTTAAATTTTTTTGTTTAAACCAAGCTTGTCTAAATAATAAAGGCTCATCAGATTTTCTTGGTATCCATTCCACAATGCATCCCTTTCCAGTGCCAGCGGATAGTTTTACATCATATAAATCAATCTCAATATGCGAATCGCTGTAATCTTTATCTTCTATTACTGCAACCTCATTTTTATCAAGAATGTCTTCGCTACCTAATAACCAATTCACTGAATAGCCGTATTTTTCGCAAATCAATCTAGCTGAATCAATACCTATCTTCCCATTTTTAAACCAATTATTTACAGCTTGGGGAGTTTTGTTTGATACTCTGGCTAACTCCGCCTTACTTACTCCAGACTCATCTAATATTTGCTGTAATCGCTCAACGACAAGTTTATCTCTGTTATCCATATAATCCTCCATTATTGAAGTGTAAATAAAATATTTACTTTTGCAATAAACTCAATATTTACATATATAAATTTATGATTTATTATTAATGCCAGATTCAATCAACTAAATATTGAGGTATTTATGACACCTATTGAAAAGGCAATTCAGGCTGTTGGCTCTCAAGCCAAATTAGCTCAGGCAGTAGGAAAGACATCTCAATTTATTTATCGAATGAAAAGAGCTGGGGGAAAAATTTCTACTCAAGACGTTTCAGCCGACAAATGGAAAGAGGTCACTGGTCTCCCTAAAAGCGAGTTATTCCCTGAATTTCAGGATTAACTTACCAACTAACTAATAAACAATCTTCAAGAAAAAAGGAAAAATTTTCATGAATAGCAAAGAGATACAGAGATTGTTGCACCGGGATTGTAAAAACAGCTCAGGCGGAATTACTTCTCTCGCTTACACGTTAGAGAAGTCGCCAAACATTCTCAGTAATAAGCTCAACGTGGATTGCGAACAGAATCAATTGAGCTTTATCGAAGCGATCGAACTTATCGCCACCGTTCAAAGCAAGAAAACACTCTCAGCAATAGCAGCACAAATCGATCACATCGTTGTGCCTATGCCGAAATGTGCTGATTGCGGTCAAGACGTACTAGCAAGATTTCTAGACATCGCGGAATCAAGCGGACGAATTGGCAAAGAGATTAAAAGTGCGGTTAGTTCTAACTCAGAACTTGGGCGTGATTTATCTCAGAACGAGAAAGAGAAAATCTTAGCAGAAGTGAATCAATTAATTGAGCAAGCTATCTGTTTAAAGATGGAGTTGGGGCAATAGCGATGAACGCAGAAGATTTTATCCGTAAAGAACTAAAAGCTGCACTGACGCAGGGGGGGCTGACATGGCGATGATCAACAACGCGGTTGAGATGTGCATTCTTGAGTATCGTCAGCGCAGTTCGTTTAAGCCTGATGTAATGACGTATTTATTGGATAAAGCCAAGAAGTTGGCGAGAAAAACAAAGAAAAAGGGCAAATAAAAAACCACTGCGGCAACAGTGGCTTTTCAGTATGCAATATTCGGAATTAAAAGGTAAAACCGATGGACAAATTATCTCAAAAAAATCAACAAAATTCAATATTTAAATCAATACCGAAAAGCAAACGACTGCGATGGCTGATCTTTGAGGAATATAAGCAAAGAATCGCAAACGTTGGTTTAACCCATACACAGTATGAGCAAAGAATCAGAGCAGCAGTTAAGGAGTTAGGTATATGAGCAATGTATTAAGACTAGATGATTACAGAGAGAAAATCGCACAAGAAAAACCGATAAAAGAGGTTAAGAAAGTGAGTATTGATGACGGTTATACTGCCATTCCAAACGAATTACTGGAGTCAATTTTAAAGTCAGGCGTGCTTGGCTGGAAAGGTTCTTATTTATTGGCGACAGTATTAAAAACTCTTAAATGGCATAAAAAAAGTGACTGGTTCTCACATTCTCAAGTGTGTGAAATGATGGGAATTGAGGCTAACAAATATCATATCAATCAACTTTCCGCTGCTAGAAGTGAATTAATCAAGGCAAAAATACTGTTTGAAAAAGGCAGAAATACTGGTGTTAATTTAGCTGTTTTTGAATGGTCAATGATAATTCCCGATAAAGTAGGGAAATCCCGAAAATCTAGGGATTTAATTCCCGAAAATGTAGGGAACGCATATCCCGAAAATGTAGGGAACACAAAAGAAACTCTTACAAAAGAAAAAATAAATATAACCCCCTTACCCCCTAAAGGTGAATCAGCTAACGCTGATGGCGAAAGAAATGCCAAAGAAGATTTATCTCCTAAAAATAAAAAAAATCGTTCTGCTGAAAAAATCGATTATCAAGGCGTTATTGATGCGTTCAACGAAGCTAACACTGAAAACGGTTCTAGATTGCCGTTTGTTAGAGAATTAACCGATAAACGAAAAACAAAAATTAAAAAATTCCTCTTGTCGCTGAAAAAGCCTACTGCGGAATGTGCAGGTAATTACTTCAACGCCTTGTTCTCAATGCTAAGACCTTTCCATTTCGGTGAAGAAAAAAATTCAACTTGGAAAGCAAATTTTGATTGGGCAATTCGTGCTGAAACAGTGATTAAAGTGCGTGAGGAGAACCTGTAATGAGTACACAAATTCAAACAGTCCCTTACAACTTGCAGGCAGAACAATCTGTACTTGGTGCAATCATGATGGATGCTAACGGTGAGAGAAGTGCGACAGTTTTTGCGATGTTAAAACCTGAAAGTTTCCATGTGCCAGCACACAAAAAAATCTATGAAGAAATGCTTTTCTTGGCGAGAAATAATCAACCGATCGATTTAATGACTATTGATTCACGTTTAAGAGCAATTGGTATTATCGAGCAAATTGGCGGTATGGCGTACCTCGCAGAAATGTCAAAAAACACTGTCAGTATCGCTAATATTTCAACGTATGCGCAGATTGTACGAGATGAAGCAATTAAACGTTTTACCTTTGCTAAGTTACAAGACTGCCAAGAAATGGTGCTTTCTAGTAATGGTTTGAACGCACAAGAAAGACTTGATGCAGTTAGTCGCTTAATGTCTGAGATTGCGGATTATGGACGTACAGGAGCAACAAAAGGCTTACGTACAGCAAGAGAGGTTGGTGGTGAATGGTTAGATAGTTACCAAGAGCGATTAGAAAATCCAAGTGCTACAAGAGGACTTACAACTGGGCTTACGGCACTTGATGATTTACTTGGTGCGAAAGGACTAGTTAAACAATCGTTAGTTGTGGTTGGCGCAAGACCTAAATGCGGCAAAACTGCTTTCTATGGCATGGTTGCAGAAAATTGCATTGTGAATGAGAAAAAGCCAGCACTTTTATTTAGCTTAGAAATGTCAGGACAATTAATCTTTGAAAGATTGATTGGACAGAATGGAAATATCAATACCACCGCATTTTATGAACACGATCCAGATGTCATCTTTCACAAATATCACACTACGCAAGAATCACTTATTAACCGCGCAAGTAATGCAGTAGGAGAGCTAATCAAAGACGATCTCTTGTATATCGACGACACACCGGGTGTTTCAATGGCTCATATCAGAAATGAATGCAGACGCATTAAACGCGAAAGAGGAGAAATTGGACTAATTGCGGTCGATTATCTCACCTTGATGAAAGCAGACGACGCAGAAAGAAATGACCTTGCTTACGGAAAAATCACGAAAGACTTAAAAAATCTAGCGCGCGAAATGGATTGCGTAGTGTTACTGCTCACTCAGTTAAACCGAAAACTTGAAGATCGTGGCGATAAAAGACCTTTACCCAGCGATAGCCGAGATACAGGACAAATTGAGCAAGAGTGCGACTACTGGATCGGGTTATACAAAGAAAGTGTTTATAACGAATCAGCCGATAAATCATTAACAGAGGTGATTTTAAGACTTAATCGACACGGTGGTAGTGGCACAGTTTATGCCGATCAACGCTTTGGTTCAATGTTTAACTGCGATCAAGACGAAGCAAAACTAAGAGCAGAGCAATGCAAACCAGAGCCGAAGAAAGTTAAGAAAGGGGATTTTTAAGATATGGAAATTAAAAACCAATTCTTCTTACGCTCAGAACAAGTGCGGTCAAATTGTCAGGATTTTATCGCACAACTCCCTATCGACGATGATAAACCACTAGTCGTTGATATTAAGCCAAGAACACGAAACCTTGAGCAAAACGCTAAATTCCATGCTATGTGCCAAGACGTTGCAAACCAGCTTGAGTTTATGGGCAGAAAGCTAACGATGGAGCAATGGAAAGTGTTGTTTATCTCAGGTCATGCAATAGCTACCAATGAAAAAGCAGATGTTGTACCGGGTCTAGAGGGTGAATTTGTCAATATCCGCGAAAGTTCAGCAAGAATGAGTGTTAAACGCATGGCAAGCTTAATTGAGTATGTAACAGCTTATGGCATTAGTCATGGCGTTAGATTTAACGACAGATACGGATTTTGGGGGAAATAATGGAAGATTTTTTAATTGTGATTGTGTCACTAGGAATGTTGTTTCTGGGCTGTATGTTGATGGGTGATTTTTTATGAAAACAGAATACAAATGCCCTAAGTGCGGTGGCGAGCTTTCTGACTTATGGGATGGCGAGCCTGTAAGTGCTTTTATCGGTGAGTGGAGTGACGATCGTTTTCGCTGTGAAGGTAGGGTTGTCGCAGTGGGAATTATGGGGCCACAACGCACGAAATCTTGTGGGTATTTTGGTTTAGAGGATTTAGGCATTAAGTATCAAGAAGATTAGAGAAAGGAGAATAAAAAATGAGAAAAACAGCACTGGCACTTTTGCTTTTTGTTTATATGACGATTTGGTTTTTATTCGCATTAGCGAGTTTTCCTATCTATCTAGTCGCAATAAGTATCGAGGGTCTAATCCTACACCTTAGAGGATACAAGAAGGGTTACTGGAAATTTTGGAAACAAGACGTTAGGGATTATCCGTGGAGAGTTAAGGCGTTTTTCGAAGGAGATTTCTTATGAGAAAGACCGTATTAGCACTACTTGTTGAAATGTATGTTTTAGGTCTTAGAGAGGGTTGGGACGGATTTTAATGGCTAAAGTTAATTATAGAAAAGAAGCAAAAGGGCGAGATTGTCAAGTGCGCTTGCCGGGAATCTGTAATTTCAACTCAGAAACGACAGTGCTTGCTCATTATCGCATGGGTACGGGAATTGGCAAGAAACCAAGTGATAAACGTGGTGCTTGGGCGTGCTCATCTTGTCATGACGAAATCGATCGTCGCACTCGTAAAATGGATTGTGAGTTTGTAAGACTGGCGCACGCAGAGGGCGTATTTAGAACACAAGAAATCTTAGAAAGCGAGGGGAAACTGTGAGTGATTGGTTAGAAATAGTGTTGCCATATCCGCCAAGCGTTAACCACTACTGGAAACATACGCGCAGCGGAAGACATTATATTTCAAAAGCTGGGCGAGAGTTTAAAAAAATCGCCACTGAAGTTTGTAAGCAGTTTGATCCATTTGATGGTGCGGTAGAAATAAAAATGCAAATTTACTTCCCTGATAACCGAGATCGAGATCTAGACAATCTACCAAAAGGAATCTTTGATAGTTTGGTCGGTGCGGGGCTTATCAAAGACGATAATCGGAAAATCATTAGAAAATACTCAATTGAAGAAATGGGTGTAGTCAAAAAAGGAATGACGATAATAAAAATCAGGGGCATAGAATGACGAAAAGATTTAGCGATTTAACACTCACAGAAGATCAAGAGTATTTTGTTGATAAATGGATGGATATGTGGGGGAATTGGATTAGAACAGAAAGATTTGATAAAACACAATTTAATATCATTGGTAGATTAATGCAAAGTGTTATACCAAGCGAACCTAGCGAGCCAATTTGTGATGATGATGTTGGAATGATGATCAGTCAAATTGTTGACCAGTTTTTTATGAAACATGATCCAGCTATGCGGTTCATTGTCTTTTCTTACTACGTGAACAAATGCACTATTAACAAAATAGCTGTAACGTTGAGAAAGAATAGCGAACCAATTCCAATGAAAGCCAGTCCGGGTAAATCAAAAATCAGAGTTCCAAGTATTCTCACCATGAGAAAAAACGTAGAGAAAGAGCTAAAACTAGCGAAAGCGATAATTCACGAACTTCTTGTAACTGGCTTTGTAATTCTTCAATCTGGTAGCAAACGTGCCGTCAACGTGAAAATCAAGTATTGACAAAAAGTATAAACCTATATATCATTTCAATACATAGTGGGCTTTGTTTAAATGAGGTTCACTAAATGAGATTTTATAACCCTGACTAGAAGCAGTCGGGGTTTTTATTTAAGGGTGTAGCTCAACTGGTAGAGCAACGGTCTCCAAAATCGTATGTCATTGGTTCAAGTCCAGTCACCCTTGCCAAATTCACAAGCTCAGTCTTAACGGACTGGGCTTTTTTATTGCCCCAAAAGCAAGGGGGTGGAGATTATGAAAATGAAAGATGCTGGGACGCAATCATATATCTGGTCGGGATTTAGTGGCTTACTTGCTTGGCTAGGCGATCAACAAAACTTGATGATGGTTAGTCTTGCGATCGGTATTGTTACCGCTCTCGTTAACTTATCCTCAAAATTTCATGAGCGAAGAGTGCGAATTAGAGAAGAGGCAAGAAAACTCAAAACGAGAGAAGAAGAAAGAAAAATTAGAATTCGTGACGAAGAAAGAAAAGAAGAACTTCACCGGCTACATGTGCAACGATTGAGAAAAGGGCTTGATATAGAATGAAACACGCTAAGAAGATAACGGCTTGTTCTGTTGCAATGATTATCGCTGTTGTCATGTCCAATCACTCAACTGAGATTCGCACCGGTGAGCGTGGATTAGAAATCATCGGTAATGCCGAAGGTTGCGCACGTGAACCTTATAGATGTCCTGCTGACGTTTTAACAGTTGGTATTGGTTCAACGGAATTGAGCGGATTACCGATCGAGCGTAAAAGATATTCAGATGAAGAAATAGCGAAGCGCTGGGTAAATGACATTAAAGTGGCTGAAAAATGCGTTAATAACTGGGCAAGTGGAAAGAACTTACCGCAAAGTACATTTGAGGCAGCGGTATCAATCACATTTAATGTCGGTTGTTCTAAACTGAAATATTCTACGTTATTTAAACACGCAAAAAATGGCGATATTCAAGCAATGTGCGATCAATTTCCGCGCTGGAAATACGCCAACGGTAAAGTATTACGTGGACTTGAAATTCGCAGACAAAAGGAACGTGAGCTATGTTTAGCCGACTTACACAAATCTTGATCATCGTAATTTTGGGCTTGTGTGTCGCGTTGTGGTTCCAGTTCCAATCCATTTCTAACTTAAAAGCCAAAAACACCATTCAAGCCCAAACCATTTCACTACAGGGCGAAAGTATCAAAAATCTCAAACAGCAAGAAGAAATCAACAGACAACTTACACTCGAAATAAGCAGACTTGAGAGTGAGTCTAGGAGCAAATCAGATGATGCAATCAATTCTATTTCACATGATGAAAAGAGTACTGACGCTTTTAATGCTCGCGCTCCTCGTTCTATTGTTGACTTCTTGCGCCAGTAAGCCAGTAGCACAAGTTTGTCCAAGCATTCCAGTCGCACTTCTCGCGCACTTAGATAAAACAGGTTTTAACGGTAATACTTACGGTGACGTTTCAAAGTACGCAGTAATACTCAAACGTGAGCGTGACGTATGTTTGAATAGGATTGATAAGATTAGAGAATGGCAGAAAGAAGATTTAAATAAGTGAAAAGGGGTGATCCCCCCTTTTCTTTTATAGAATAAGCTGTTCTGGTTTACAGTTATAAATTGCGGCTAAACGTTCACAAGTTTTTTGTTGTGGTTTAGATCCTTTTTTCTCTGCTTGAGAAATTGATGATTGAGTTAACCCAGTTTTAACTGCTACATCATATTGTGATAATCCACGATATACGCGCCACGCAGCTAATAAACTCAAGTCTTGATCAAACATAATATTAATAACTTCGTTTGGCACTGTTTCATTATCTGTATGATCTGATTGATAGGGTACATCTTGAAAAATTAAATCATCATCAAGTGCAGTCAAGCGTTTAAACTCTTCGATTGGCAAGACTACAAATTGTGGTTTGCCATTTGTATCGTTGATGTATTGTAGTTTCATGAGATCTCCTTTAGTGGGGATTTCTCCCCACTATTATTAATAAGTTGTTGATGTTCTGCGTTTAACTGTTTGTATATTGATTATTCTTGGTTCACCGTCGATTACTTCAAACAAAACTCTGTAATCACCGACCCTTAATCTATACTGGTTATCTTTACCTGACATCTTTTTTAAATCTAACTTGACATCGGGAAAGGCGTTTAACGCGTTCACTTTTTCTCTAATTGGCTTTACATATCTTTGGTCTATTGAAAGCAGTTGCTTAATTGCTTTCTTAGTCCAGTTAATCTGATTCATTTAATCTCCTTTTTAAAGAACAAGTATCTTTCCATGATTAGATAATAAGATATATATCTTATATTGTCAATGTTTTTTTAGAAAAAATCTAATTATTTTCCATTTTTCTAATCATTGTTGCACTGCGAGATGAGAGAGCTACTGCCTTAACCAAGTATTATTACGCATATATACACAAAGCAAGTATTTAAAAAAGGATTTACCTATGCCAAAAAAAGACGAGGTTAAATCCACGTCTAAAGGGCGTGGTAAAACTAAATTAACGAATAAACAAAAACGTTTTATTGAAGAATATCTAATTGACCTAAACGCCACTCAAGCAGCAATTAGAGCTGGTTATAGTCAGGATACAGCAAGACAGATGGGAGCAGAGAACCTGTCAAAACCTGTCATCCAAGAGGCTATCCAAAAAGCCCAAAACAAGAGGTCAGAACGAGTTCAAATTTCACAAGATGATGTGTTACGTGATTTGATAGAGCTACGTGATATGTGCATGGCGCGTAAGTCAGTCATTGTCACTGATACAGTTAAAAACAATCAAGAGGGAACTGTTACTGCGATTGATAATTCCGTTTACGCTTTTGAACCAGCAGGGGCAAATAAAGCACTTGAGTTGTTGGGTAAACATTTGGGAATGTTTAAAGAACGAGTAGATCTCACTAATTCAGACAGTTCACTTAATCGTCCAACAATTATTGAATTAGTTTCACCATCGGTAAATAGCAATGAAAGTACAGATTGAAATACCACCTAAACTCATCCCAGTTTTTAGTGGTAATTATCGTTATCGTGGATCTTATGGTGGACGCGGTTCAGCGAAGACAAGAACGTTCGCGAAAATGACAGCAGTAATTGCGTACAAAAGAGCAATGGCTGGCGATAGTGGAGTTATCTTATGTGGTCGTGAATTTATGAATTCTCTTGAAGATTCCTCACTTGAAGAAGTTAAACAAGCAATTAGAGCAGAGTCATTTTTAAATGATTTTTTTGAAATAGGTGAAAAGTACATCAGAACAAAGTGTGGCAGAGTGTCTTATATATTTTCTGGCTTACGTCATAACTTAGATAGTATTAAATCAAAAGCTAGAATATTACTAGCTTGGGTTGATGAAGCTGAATCAGTCAGTGAAATGGCTTGGAGTAAATTAATTCCTACGGTTCGTGAACATAATTCAGAAATCTGGCTGACGTGGAATCCAGAAAAAAGAGATTCCGCAACGGATAAGCGTTTTAGACAATTCCCACCTGAAAATTCTGCTATTGTTGAAATGAATTACACAGATAACCCTTGGTTTCCTGATGTATTAGAGCAAGAAAGGCTGAATGATAAAAAACGCCTTGATGATGCAACATACCGTTGGATTTGGGAAGGTGCTTACTTAGAGGCAAGCGAGGCTCAAATATTTAAAGGTAAATATGAAGAGCTAGAGTTTTCACCAAATCAAGATTTTAACGGTCCATATTTTGGACTTGATTTTGGCTTTGCTAAAGATCCAACTGCTGTAGTTAAGTGTTGGGTATTTAATAATGATCTGTATATTGAGTATGAGGCAGGCAAAACAGGCTTAGAGTTAGATCACACCGCAGGTTTTGTGAAAGAAAGAGTGCCAGATATAGAAAAATATATATTACGTGCAGACTCAGCAAGACCTGAATCAATCAGCTATCTTAAACGCAACGGTATCCCTCGAATTGAGGGCGTTAAAAAATGGGCTGGTTCTGTTGAAGATGGCATAGAGCATATCAAGTCTTACAACAAAGTTTATATTCACCCAAGATGTAAAGAGACACTTCGAGAGTTTAGGTTATATAGCTACAAAATAGATAGATTGAGTGGTGACATTCTCCCTGTAGTTGTGGATGAAAATAACCACTACATTGATGCTTTACGTTACGCACTAAATCCATTAATGCAACCTAGAGGAAGATCTTTACAATCTCCATTAAAAATTTACTAAGGATTTTCTATGTTTAAAGTATCTGATGTTTCACCAGAAATTGCGGAGTTACATTTTGATGTTCGCATTATTGACGATCTGCTTGGTGGCACTAAGGCTATGCGGAGAGCTGGTGAAAAGTACTTGCCACGCTTTGAATTAGAAGAAAAGACGAGCTATGAAAAGAGACTGAACAAATCAACGCTTTACCCAGCCTTAGAAGAAACACTCTTCCAGATGAATGGAAGGGTGTTTTTTAATCCAATCAATGTGGAAAAAATCAATGATGAAATTAGCGAGAAGATTCTTCCAGATGTTGATATGGATGGCAATAACCTTGATGTATTTGCTTCTCGCTGGTTTTACGCTGGGCTTGCTTATGGTGTCAGCTATGTCTTAGTTGACTACACTTCAATAGGTAATGTGAGAACGTTAGCAGAAGAAAAGGCATTAGGGGCTAGACCCTATCTGATCCATATCCCCCCATCATCTGTGCTTGGGTTTAAGACAGAGAGAATTAATGGTAAACGGGTTTTCACGCAATTTCGCTACAAAGAGTTTATTAATGAAGATGATGGTGAGTTCGGTGTAAAAAGCGTTGAACAAATTAACATTTATGAGATAGGCAGAGTAAGAAAATTCAGACGTAACACAGAGGGTGAAAAATCTGGATGCTCTTATTACCTTCATGAACAGGTCGAATTAAAGCACATGGGGAATGTGCTGACATTTATCCCAATCGTGCCATTTATAACAGACCAAACAGGTCATTTTGGTATTGGTAAAGCGCCATTAATGAAATTAGCTTATCTCAATATCAAACATTGGCAGTCTCAGTCAGATCAGGACAATATCGTGAACTTTGCTAGAGTGCCATTACTTGCTAGAACTGGTGTTATCGATCCTGATGATTTCAAAATTGGCAATTCGATTATTGATTTACCAAAAGAAAGTAACCTTTTCTACGTTGAGCACTCTGGAAACTCAATAAGCGCGGGTGAAAAGTCACTTAAAGATCTTGAATCTCAAATGTTAGTGGCTGGTGCGAAACTTCTCATTAAGAACGTTATTGCAATGACTGAAAGTCAAGCGAGAGAAGAGCAGGGGAAAGAGATTAGCCAATTAAGATTGTATGCTAATAAATTTGAAGATGCCCTTGATTTGGCTCTGGGGTATGTTGGGTTTTGGCTTAACATTAAAGATGTCGGTAATGTTGAAATTAGTGGCAATATTGATAACGAAATTGACCCTAATGCTTCGCTTGATATGGTTCTTAAATTAAATGCTTCAGGCGTTGTTTCTACACAGACAACATTTGAAGAAGCAAAACGTAGAGGATTGTTGTCTGATAATGTTACTTGGGAGGATGAACAAGCCAGACTTGAGAGCGAGGGATTAAATGGGTTCAACAAACAAAACGATGAGTATTGATGAGCAGATAGAACATTTACTCACAGATCATAAAATCTTACTTTTTCGTTATGATGCCTCACTAAGAAAAGAGATAAGCAAACGGCTCAATAGATTACAAAAAGAGATGTTAAGCCGTATTTCTGCCGTAGGTTTGGAGGGTGTAAGCAAGAAGGATATAGCAAAGTTACTTGGTGAGATAAAGGAACTTATCAAAAATTATTATATTGAGATGTACAGTTTTATGGATGGTGAATTACAAGATCTATTACCAATAGAAATTTTAGCTGTTAGGGAGATATACAACCAGTCTGTAAAATTCGATCTATTTAATCAAGTGCCAGACTATAAAGTAAAAGCTAATAATACTGCTCAAATCATTGCAGGCTCGCCTTTATCTGATTGGTTTGATAAACAGGGCAGTGATTTAGGTTTTAAACTATCTGGGTTGATTAGACAGGGGATTTTGGACGGCAAACCAACAAGTCGAATTATCACAGAAGTTAGGGAGCTTATGGGTTCTTCACGTCGTTCTGCTGAAACATTAGTGAGAACGGCTGTCATGAAAGTAAATGACGAAGCACACAGGCTTTTACGTGATGAAAATGAGGATATTGTAAAGGGTGAGCAGCATATCAGTACACTTGATACTAGAACCTCAGAAGTTTGTCGTGTAAGAGATGGTTTGGCTTGGGCTCTAAATCAAAAGCCAATTGGTGATCATAAAATCCCTTACCAAAGGCCACCACTGCACCCTAATTGCAGATCAACGCTACGGCTTATTATGAAATCTTGGCGTGAACTTGGTTTTGATGTTGACGAAATCCCAGAAAGCACAAGAGCAAGTATGGATGGGCAGGTAAAAGACAATATTACCTATGAAGATTGGCTTAAGAATAAAACTAAAGCTCAACAAGATGAGATTTTAGGTAAAGGTAAAGCTGATTTATGGCGTAATGGGGTCATCACTTTTCGAGATATGATAGATCAGTCTGGCAGACCATTAACACTCAAGGAGCTTAGAGAAAGGTTTAAATTAGACGGAATTGATAGTGCAGTAAATGCTGTTCACAAACACGCAACTGTATTAGAGCCGAAATTTACAAATGATATGCTATCAATTGTTAAGCAATCTAATGGTTATTTGGACGGTTTAGATTATCGCTTAAAAAGCATTGATTCAATTAAACGTAAAGTTAGGACTGATATTATTAGAACTGGTCTAACAGAAGAAAAATCTCTAAGTAAAATAACTGATATTGTGCGTTATACTGCAATTTTTGAGGGTAATAATTTCACGCAAAATTACTTCAGAATGCGAGAACTTCTTACTGAAAAAGGTTATAATACAATCAAGGTTAAAAATACTTGGCGCAAAGGTGCAGTATATAAAGGTGTTAATACTATTCTTGAAAAAGATGGTGTTAAATTTGAAATGCAATATCACACTAAGCAAAGTTTTGAGTTGAAGAATGGAAAATTGCATGAGTTATATGAACAAGCAAGGGTTGTTAATATTTCACCAGAAGAGCTAAAAAGACTTAATGAGGAAATGAAGAACTTAAGCGATCAACTTGAAACTCCTGTTAATATAGGAAAAATAAGGAATTAGTGATGGAATATTATCTTGTTTTCCCAAAATCAGATAATCAATTGCTTGTAAAAGGCGATGCGTGCGATTACTTAACGTTCGCTAAGTTTGATTTGGGAAAAAAAGCTTGGGATAATTCTGATGCGTTTTACTGGGGTGATAAAATCTTAGCAAGTGATTTCGTAGATTTTGAGCAAATATCTGAAGAGATGGCAAATGAGTGGATTAATAAGCAAAAGTGATAAAGCAAAACTATTTGCAGAGCAGATGCACGCCAATCAATTTGATAAGGCTGGAAGTCCCTATATTTGTCATTTATCTTTTGTTGCTAAAATACTTGCTAGTGAGAACGATGACACAATTGCGGTAGCTTGGCTACATGATAGTGTGGAAGACACCGAAACCACAATAGATGATATTAAATATCTATTTGGTGAAAGCATTGCTGATGCTATCGACGCAATAACTAAACGACAAGGTGAAGATTATCAAGATTATTTAGTGCGAGTGAAATCGAATGAGATTGCGAGAAAGGTAAAAATCGCAGATCTAACACATAATATGGATTTGAGTCGCTTATACAGAATAACCGAAAAAGATTTATCTCGACAGAGAAAATATCAACAAGCTAAACAATTCCTACAGACCTAGCCTAACAGCTAGGTTTTTTATTACCAGATAGGATAGAAATATGGATAATGATCTTGTTCACGTTTACCCCCTTAATGATTTAAGAGAGCATGATTTAAAAGCTGATTGCTGGTGTAATCCAGTTATCAATGACGAAGGCGTTTGCGTCCATAATTCTATGGATCAGCGCGAAAAATATGAAAGTGGCGAATTAAAACCACATTAATAAAAGTTTGATCAAAACAACGACCGCCTTAATGGAAACATTGGGCGGTTTTTTTATATCCACGATTCGGAAGAATCAAAACACCTCGGAAGGAAATCCACAATGATGAGATTGAAGTTAGACGAAAATGGCAACGCAGTATTGCAAGACGGTAAACCAGTTTATGTGTATGACGACGGCAAAGAAGTTGCTTATGACGTACCACAAGCGGTTAGTAAAATCACGGCATTAAATGCGGAAGCTAAGAAATACCGTGAGGAAAAAGAAGCAGTAGAGAAAAAGCTAAGTGCTTTTGAAGGCGTAGATATCGAAAAGGCTAAACAGGCAATTGAAACCCTGAAAAACCTTGACGATAAAAAACTGATTGATGCTGGCGAAGTAGAGAAAGTGAAAGCTGAGATTGTTAAGCAGTATGAAGTAAAACTCTCAGAAAAAGATGCTGAAATCCAAAAAGCACATAATACCTTACACCAAGAAGTTATTGGCGGAGCGTTCGCTCGTAGTGTTTACATTTCGGAAAAAATGTCATTACCTGCGGATATGGTTCAGGCTTATTTTGGCAAGCATTTTATTTATGAGAATGGAAAGATTATTGCTAAAGACAATTTAGGCAATCAAATTTTTAGTCGCAAATCACCTGGTGAACCTGCTGATTTTGACGAAGCATTAGAGCATATTGTTTCAGGCTACCCGCAAAAAGATCACATTTTGAAAGCTAGTGGAAACGCTGGTGGTGGTAGTGGTAGTGGCATGAGTAGTTCAGACTTCAAAAACCCTTGGTCTTCTGAACATTGGAATATGACAGAGCAAGCCAAAATCTTTAAAGAATCACCTGATAGAGCGCGCCAATTAGCTGCGCAAGTCGGGAAAGAAATTCGTAACAGTTAACTTAACAAAGGAATAAATATATGAGCAAGACACCAACTCGTATTTCAGACATTATTGTGCCAGAAATCTACACTGACTACGTTATTAAACGTACCGCAGAGAAGTCTGCCCTATGGCAATCTGGTATTATCTCAAGCATTAATGAGGCAGCACTACTCGGACAAAAAGGCGGAGCTGTTGTCACAATGCCTTTTTGGGAAGATCTAAGTGGTGATTCAGAAGTACTTTCTGAAACAACACCTTTAACAGTGAATAAAATCACTGCGAAAGCTGACGTGGCAATTTTACATGCTCGTGGAAAAGCTTGGGGTGCGAATGATTTAGCTCGCGCTTTATCAGGTGACGATCCTTTAGGTGCAGTAGTAGAACTTTCAGCAGATTATTGGGCTCGTGAAATGCAGAAAATCACCTTATCTACATTAGAAGGGGTGTTTGGTGCTAGTTCAATGTCGGCGAATTCACATGATATTTCAACATCTAGTAAAAAAGTGATCAGTGGAGCAGGGTTCATTGATGCAGCTTATAAACTTGGTGATGAAGTTGAAAATCTCACGGCAGTAGCAATGCACTCAGCTACAGCGGCATATCTTGCGAAAGAAGGTCTAATTGAGACTATTCGTGATGCGGATGGAGTAGTGTTGTATCAAACATACATGGGGCGTCGAATTATTGTAGATGATGGCATGCCACAATCAGGTGGTGTATATACAACTTACCTGTTTGGCTCTGGTGCTATTGGATATGGTGAGGTTGCACCTCCAACTCCAGTTGAGACTGACCGTGATAGTCTTCAAGGTGATGACATTCTCATCAACCGTCGCCACTTCATCCTTCATCCTCGTGGTGTGAAATGGAAAGGAAATGCGGGAATTGCACCAGACAATGCTGGATTAAAAACACAGTCAAACTGGGAGCGTGTTTACGATCCAAAACAAATCCGAATTGTAGCGTTCAAGCATAAATTAACTAACGACTAAGAAGAAAACCGCCTGTAATGGGCGGTTTCTTTTTTTAAGGAGAAATGAATATGGGATTAGCAGCATTTAATCGCATGCGAAGATTGCAAGCAGAACAAAAGGCAGCCGAAGAAAAGCAAGACGATGTTGATAATTCTAAATTGAAGGTGGAAGAGATCAAAACAAAGCTCGCTGATATGGGGGTTGAGTTTGATAAATCACTTAAAAAACCAGAATTACTTGAACTTTTGGCAAAAGCTGAGGGTGAACAGAAACAAAGCGAAGATACCGATAACGGGCAAGAGTAAGGGGGAATAATGGAATTAACTATTCCTAATGATTCCTATGTGACTATTGAGGAAGCTAATAAATACCATGCTTTCAGAAATAGCGCGTCAACTTGGCAAGAACTTGATGATGAAACGAAGGCGCGACGTTTAGTGAGTGCTTCTGATTTCTTGGATTTTAATTATCGATTTCTTGGTAAAAAGTTAGATTCATCGCAGGTAAGGGCATTCCCACGTACAAATACAGGTGGAGCCGATAGTAATGGCATTCCCACAGCTGTCAAGTTTGCTGTATTTGAATTAGCCCTTTATGAGAATTTAAACGAAAACCAAGATCGAGAAATGTCTAGCGTTCGTGTTGGTCCTCTTTCGGTGAATTTCGAGAAAAACCTAGCATCTGGTAACGCAAGTAACCGCTTTGAATATGTAAAGGGAATTCTTGATACCTATTTGGATAAAAGCCAAGGTAGCGGTAAGGCTAGAATGTTAAGAGGGTGATATGTACGGTAGGCTAAAAAACATATCGTCATCACTCATCAAAAAATTTGGATCTCCATGTGTTGTGAAAACCGAACAAAAAGGTGAGTACGATCCAGAAACGGGGAGCGTTGACACTAGTCGTGTAGTAGAAAATAAGGCTTTCTGTATTTTCGATAATCTTGCTTATGATTTTCCTAGCTTTAAAAGTAATGGAATTGGCAGAGGTGATTCAGTCATGGTGAAACAAGGTGATGTGGTACTTCTACTCACCGCAGAAGCCAATCCGGAATTAAACTCACACGTTGTAGTGAACGGTGAAACATGGCTTATTGTTAATTTTCAGCCAGTTAAGCCATCTAGCACCGTCATCATTTATCAATGCCAAGCAAGACGATTGGGTGATTAATATGGGAAGTTTTGTCATTGATATAGCAAAATTCAGAGAAAAGTTTAGCAATAAAGCTGATCTTGTTCTGAGAAAAGTTGGGATTGAAACATATGAAAGAGTAAGACAGAAAACGCCAGTAGATACTGGACAATTAAGGGCGAGCTGGACTGTGAGTATCAATGGTATGCCACAAACCTATAATGGCGATCTATCCGCACTTAGTTCTGTTAAGTTTGGAGATGGCATTATTATTGCGACCGATAAGCCTTATGCTCCAGCGCTTGAGTATGGTTTATACCCAAAGTCTGGTGGACGTAAGACAAAAAACGGCTTTTCCATTCAGGCACCACATGGCATGGTGAGAATCACTGTTCAAGAGATACAAGCTTGGCTAAAAAGCAACCTAGGGAAATTCTATTAATGAAAGCAAAAATCAGGGCGATACTCCAAGGGCATTTAGCAAAAATAAGTGATATAGAAACTGCATGGGAAGGTGTAGAAAATGTATTAAACCTACCTTATCAAAGTGTGTTTCTAAATATCTCTAGTACGCTAACAGGAGCAATTTGTGATAAGCCAAAAGCACAAGAAGTCGGTTTTTTACAAGTGACTTTATATTACCCATCAGGGAAAGGAACAGCTGAGATCGAAGAGAAAGCTGTAGAAATCAGGCATCATTTTTATGGTAAATCATTTACTAGAAAAGGTGTTCAGGTGGTGATCCACTCCCCACCACAAATAGGTGGCACTTATCTCAAGGATAATATTCTTGCGCTACCAGTAACAATTAATTTTACTGCCTATGAACTCTAAGGGAGGAATAACATGGCAACAAACGCACAAGGCACGAAACGCACGATCGTTTTCGCCAAAGAAACCCAATTTGGTACTAAAGCTACACGCACAGGAGCAAAAATCCTTCCTCGCATAGAAAGCTCATTAGATACCAGTTTTGAGTCTTTTCAATCTCAAGAAATACGTGATGATATGCAACGTGCGGCATCAATTACAGGTTTTGAGAAGGTAGAAGGAGAATTGAAAGGGGAACTTTCCGCTGGTCAATGGTCAGCCTTTTTAGCCGCAGTATTACGCGGAAATTTCACCACTCAAGCGAAAGCTCCTATTATCAAGAAAACAACGAATGGTAGTGGTGAAAAACAAGGGAAAATCTTAGTTGTACCACAAAACAATCACACCACAGACTCATTCACTATTGAAGATTTATTCTCGGATATTAATGTCAGTCGTACATATTTAGGTTGCAGAGTATCTAAGATTAGTATTGATGTACAACCTAATGGTATTGCTTCAATTAGTGTCGGATTTTTAGGTCAACGAAGTGAAGAAGGAACCGCGGCTTATTTTACTTCTCCAACCAACATCAACCAATCAGGCAAGCTCGCTGGTGTAACGGGTAAGTTATTGTTTAATAAACAAGCTTTAGGGCTTGTAACCGGCTTTAAGCTGGATATTGACTTAAATGCGTCTAGTGAACCCGTACTGGGTGCAAGATACGCCCCTGATGTATTTATCGGCACCGTTGCGGTGAGTGGCTCATTTTCTATCTATATGCAAGATAAGAAAATGTTTGATGCTATTCGTCGTGGAGAAACACTTTCCCTTGAATTGCGGATGGACGCAGAAGATGCCGCTAACAGCGATTATGTATCAATCATTTTACCGGGTATCAAACTCACATCTATTGATACGGATGATGGGGCAAAAAATATCATCCAAACATTGAATTTTGATGCTTTCCCAGAGGTGTACGATGGGGAAAGCCAAATTGATGACATATTAAAAATAGCAACCACAATGATTGTACAAGATACATTGGCTTAATCTAAGCCAAATAAATCAAACCTCGACCAGCAATAGTTGATTTTTTATTACCCAAAATACAGCAAACAAATCGCTTAATCCTCGTGATTGAGTGGTTTTTTATTTTCAACAATAAGGAAATCTAAATGAACTTACAAAATCTTTCACAAGGTAACTTGTCAGAATCACACCGTTTTGAATTACTACACCCTGTCACAGGCGAAGGATTGGGAGCTTATGTTAGCGTGGTAAGTGCGAAAAGCGATCAAGCGCAAAAATTTGTCGCTAAACAGATGCGACTGGCTCAAAAGCAAGAGTTTGAAAACGCTCGTAGTCGTAAACCGAAAATCAAAGAGTTGGACGAAATTCGTGAAGAATCAGTTGAACTTGCAATAAGTCGTATTGTTGGCTGGGAAAATATCGAATGGGGCGATAAAAAAGATTTACCGTTTACGCCTGAAAATGCCCGAATGGTGCTAGAACAATGTGATTGGATTATTGAGCAAGTGCTTGAGCAATCTAACGATTTGGGAAAGTTCTTGGTGAGCTAATCGATGACCTGCTTCGTTATGCGGGGCAGGAATTTAAACTAGATAAGAAACCAAAAGAATCGGACAGCACACTGAGAGAGCATTTACAAGCAATTGCTGAGCAAACAGGCACTACACCTGAAGAGCTGGATAATCCGGAGCCTAATTTGGCAGTACAGCATTTGCTTGTGATCTTTCAGCAGCTATCTCTTTCTCGTCAGGCTGGAATGGTATTAAATCCAATTACATACAGCGAAATTGTAGCGTGGTCGCAGTTATATCAAACTCGCCTTTCGATGTGGGAGATTGATGTATTGAAACGGATCGATTTGGTTTTTCTTAATATTCAAAATGAATAGGTGGCGAATGGAAACCTTTACCTTTGCTCCAAACTGGGGAATGAAATTAAGCAAAGAGCCAAAAGTCAAAACCATTACTTTCGGCGATGGCTACGAACAACGTCTAAAACAAGGGTTAAACCACAATCTACGAAGCTACTCTCTTACATTTAGTGGAGATATAAATCAAATGCAACAAATTGAAGCCTTTTTAGACCGTCACGAAGGGTATAAGGCTTTTTTGTGGTCCCCTTACCACTCCACGCAAGGTAAATTCAAATGTTCAAAATGGGACATTGAGCAAAAAGAGAGCCACTGGACAATCTCTTGTGAATTTAAAGAGGTGGTAGCCTAATGAAACAAGGATAATTTATGACAGATATAGCCACTCTTGCCATTGAGATTAGAACTAATGGTATATCTCGCGCAAATCGCGACTTACGTAGTGTTGAGCAAGTATCACAAAAAACGGAAAAAGCCGTTAATTCCCTAAGCCTTGCTGTGAACGCATTGAAACGATTAATGGCGTTAGGGATTGGCATTCAAGGCCTCTCAGGATTCTTACAAATGGCTGACACAATGCAATCCCTGCGCGCTCAAGTGAAATTTGTGACAGGTTCATTGGCAGAGTTAAATAAGGCGCAAAACGAGTTATTTAATATTTCTCAACGTACGCGTTCCAGTCTTGAATCAACAACACAGCTCTATGTTCGAACATCACGAGCCTTGAAGGATTACGGCGTATCGCAACAGCAAGCATTGCAGTTTACCGAAACCATTAACAAAGCAATGGCAGTGGGTGGGGTTGGTGCTCAAGAGCAAGCTAGTGCTTTAATGCAATTATCACAAGCGCTTGGCTCAGGGCGTTTACAAGGTGATGAATTTAGAACAATTGCGGAAACCGCGCCGATTATTCTTGATGTAGTAGCGGAATATATGGGGAAAAGTCGAGCTGAAGTGAAAAAACTGGCGTCTGAAGGCTTAATTACCTCGGAATTACTTTTTAAAGCAATCAGTGGCTCAACTGAGAAAATCAACAAGCAATTTGAAGAAATGCCTCTTACATTCGGGCAAGCAATGCAGCAGATGCAAAATGCGGCCTTAAAGTTTGTTGGGGATTTGAATCAATCTACCAACGCAACCAACTTATTAGCTCAAGGTGTGAGTTTTTTGGCTGAAAACTTCAATACACTTGGTGCTATCATTGGTGGTGTTATGTTGGGTCATTTGGCTAAATATGGGCAATCAATGGCCATGGCCGCGGTAAATAGGTACAAGCAAAGCCTTGCTAATTTACAGGTCGCCAAAACAGAGCAAGTAAAAGCTGCGGCAGAGCTTAATACCGCTCGTGCTAATATGGCGGTGTTAGCATCTGAATTAAAGTTGGCGCAAACGGAGCAAACTCGTTCAGTTCTTCGAATGAGAATGGCTCAACAAGCGACACTTATTACCAGTCTAACCAATGCGGAGGCGGTAGCAACAAATAATTTAGCGACTGCTCAAGCTAAAGCATCTATCGCTGGTCGAGCGTTGAATGGTGTAATGGGCTTGTTGGGTGGCCCTGCTGGAGTGATTACCATAGCAGCTAGTGCATTGTTTTATTTCCACCAGAAAGCGGAAGAAGCTAGAGAAAAGGCATTAGATTTAGCTGGGGCAAATGATAGATTAAAGCAATCGTACGAAGATTTAAGTGAAGCCTCGTTACTTGGTTCTATTCGTGAACAAGTTAAAGAGTTAAATAACTCTAGAGAGCAAGTCAAAAATGTAGAGGCGGAGATTAAAAATACTCAACGAGTGATGAATCAATTTTTAGGAGTAGCGGTTCCTGATGAATTAAAATCCGACCTAGATGCGTTGCGAGATAAGCTTGCTCAATTAAGAGAAGGTGAAGGAATTAATTTTCAGACACTAGAAAAACAGCTTGGGGTTCTAGCACCAATGTTTGCGCGTAACGGTAAAAACATTGACGATTTTAGAAAAAAACTTTTGCTAGTAGGGGTAAGCTCACAAGATGCTGAGATTTTTATTAAATCTCTTGAAAAATCTTTCACAGATTCCACGAAGGCCACAGAGAAAGCGAAAAATGGATATAGTCGCATAGAGTCCGAGTTGGCAAAACTCAAAGAGAAAACTGAAGAAGCAAGACAGAAGTTTGAAATTTTAACTTTAAAACAGCAAGGAAATGAAAAGGCATCTTATGTACTTTCTCAACTTTATGATGTTTTAGGGGAAAAAGGCGCTGACTATGCTAAGGTTCTTAGAGAAATCGCCGTTGGTAACTATATTGCTGCACAATCAGAGCTTTCTCACATTAAGGACGCTAAATTCTCTTTAGAAGAATTGATCGGAATGAAGAAAGAGGCGGAAGCTGCATTTTGGTTCGTATCACAAACTGATAAATTTAGTGCTTCAGGTCAAGATAGTCTAAGTGAATGGAAAAGTTTTTATAATGAACTTCAAAAAGCGAGCGCTGATAGCTTAACTCAAATATCTCTTAATGAGGAGCAAGCGTTGAGAGATATGTTAGAGAAGGCGAAAAAAGCAAAAATTGGTCATGAGGAGATGGAACGTGCTAAAACTTTAATCACTGAAAAATACGCCAAAGAGAGAATGGAAGTCGCGGAAAATTATGTGCCATCATTGAGATATGAGCGCGAATTGACTGAACATCTCAAGCTAATCGATCAGCTACAAAAAACTAATCGGATTACAGCAGAACAAGCCGGAGATGCCAAATTAGCGTTAAGTGCTAAATACAATCCTTTATTAGCTGCTCAGCAAACGTATATCAATAACCTGAAAGAGATTGAACTACTAGAAGTGAAAGGTGGTTTAACTAAACCACAAGCAGATATTGCACGTAAGCAACAGGCGACAGATCTAAAAAATACTGAATGGCAAGAGTGGCTGAAAAATGCGGATCAATCAGACCCTTTTAATGGTTTAAAAGTTGGCATTAAAGAATTTGGCGACCAAGCTAATGATGTGATGGGGAATGTTGGGCAAATTACAGGTAGAGCATTAAATGGAATGACAGATGCTTTAACGGATTTTGTGATGACAGGTAAGGCTAATTTTGCTGATTTAGCCAGATCTATCATTGCGGATCTAGCTAGAATGATCATTAAAATGATGATTTTCAATGCGCTAAAATCCGCTTTTGGTGGCACATCTATAGGTAGCTTTCTTGGTTTTGAAAGTAAAGCTGAAGGTGGCATTGTGGGTGAGCATTACAATGGCGGTCTTGTTGGTTTCTCTAGAGGGGGATTTACTGGATTTGGTGGTAAATACACACCTGCTGGTATTGTTCATCGCGGTGAGTATGTCATCACGAAAGAAGCGACAAGTAGAATTGGCTTGGATTATCTCAATTATCTGAATTACGGGAAACGAGGTTTTGCGAATGGTGGCGGTGTAGATGTTCCGCGTTTAGCCTCTCCAACCTCTAATTCTAATAGGAATATCTCAATAAAAATCATTAACAACGGTGAGCCTGTACAAGCCAATGTTGAGTCAAAAGAAAACAATGGACAACTAGAGGTGACTATAGCATTAATGAAGAAAATTGCAGATGAACAAATTAAAAAGCATCATACGACATTTTTGAGAAATAGGAGATTGAATGGAAATGCTTAAATCCGTTGATAAATTAAATTCCTAGACATAGATCACAGAAATAGTTTCTAAAATGAGTAGAATATAGCCTCTTTTTTTATATGGGAGATTAAGAAAATGAAAAAAATGCTCTTGATTTTAGGATTAGCAAGCGTTCTAAGTGCTTGTTCGGTAACTTTACCTGTATCTTCGTATGTTCCACAAAATTATACGAGATTCGAAGGTTCTGCTAATATCGGTGAATTTACATATCAACCGTATTTACAAGGTAAAGTAAAAAGTAACCAGATGCAGAGTACAGCAGCAGGACAAATCTATGTTTCATCTAATGTTGCTGATTTAGTTCAAAGAGGAACTGCGTTAGAGTTAGAGAAAACAGGTGTAAAATTAGGGTCTTCCAATATTAGGTTAGATGGAGTGGTTAAAGAATTTAAAATGGATGATTTAGGTTATAGTGTGGATTGGACTTATATTATTAATTACACATTAGTAAACACAAAAACATCTTCTACACTGCTAAATAAAGATTATGTTGCTGACCCTAAAAAAACCGGTAAATTTGGACTACCTATAGATTATGCAAACGTTGCTAATGATATGATCTTATCTGGGTATAATAAATTTATTACCGATCCTGATGTTCGGAGAATTTTAGAAAAAAATAAAAAATAACTTTTTAATATTAATAACTTTTTATTACGCAAAAAAAACAAACCCCAAACATTCGCAGTGTTTGGGGTTTTTTCATTCCAGTTAAGCACGATTTAAAAGGAATAAATTTTGAGAAATTATAGCAAAACTAAATTAAAAATCCACTTAAAAGAGGGGTTAGAAATGGAAGCGAATACAAGTCCAGTAATGAGAGTTGCCATTGCTTTTGCGATCGCTGTTATCGCATTAGGTATAGCTCTCGCATTTTCAACACCATTTATCAATGCAATTCGTTGGTGGTAATTGTGAATAAAAATTAAATAAAACGTCAAATGAATAATTGTGATCTCCAACACAGACAATTATTTTAATAATGTTTAGAATTTAATCTCTTTTAAATAAGGAGATTGATGATGGTTGATAGTATTTTTAGAGATAAGATTGAGAGCCACTCTCAGCATGTAAATAAAGTTGGTCAACATTGCACAACAGAAGAAACAACAAAGCAGGCATTGATTTTGCCTCTATTAGATATTTTAGGATTTAACCCTTATGATCCAACAAAAGTAAAAGCAGAATATGGTGCTGATTTTAAAGGAGTTAAAAATGGGGAAAGGGTAGATTATGCGTTATTTTGCCATAATGTCCCAGTTATGTTTATTGAAGCTAAATCTTGGTCTGAAAATCTAACCAATCATTCTCCTCAGTTATCCCGTTATTTCAATGCAACACCAGAAGTGACTGTCGCAGCTGTAACTAATGGTAGAGAATGGCGTTTTTTCACTGATTTAGATGAAAAAAATATCATGGATAGTACACCATTCCTAAAAATAGATTTTGAAAATTTAGATTCATCAAAGATTGAACAGCTAGCTAGATTTTGCCATGATTGTTTTCAACCAGAAGCACTACGCACTTTAGCTGAAGAGAGTGTTTATTTATCTGCGTTTACTAAAACAATTAGTTCTAGTCTAAAAGAGATAGATCTCGAGTTTGTGCGTTATGTAGCCAGTAGGTCAAATATAGGAAGACAATTAAATCAGCGTTTTCTTGAAACTATTAGCCCGATAGTAAAACAAGCTGTTGAAAAAGCAGTCAGTGCAATGGTTGTATATGGTTTGTCTAGTAAGAGTGAGCCAGAGGAAAAAATTATTGATTCAGAAAAAATTATTGATGAAACGGCACCAATAGTAGATCCTGAAAACAGTAAGATAGTTACAACATACACTGAAAGATTGTTACATGATTATGTAAAAATGATTTTAGGTAGCGATGTAGACTTAATTGCTAAGGATACAGAAAGTTATTTTAGTCTTTTATTCCAAGGTAAGACAAATAGATGGGTATTACGTTATTACGATAATAAACAACATCCTTCTATTCTAATGCCAATCGAATTAACAGATGATCATAAGAAAGAAATTTCTCGCGCTGGATTAGAACTTTCTGGTAATCAGATTATAATTGATAGACCAGAAAATATTTTACGATTGAGCGGAATTATCCGTGATTCACTAGAATTTTGTTCTAATGATGAGAATTTCAGTCGTAAAAAATAATAAAGCATTAGCCCCTTGACCTAGAGGGGCTTTTTTATTACGCCAAAAAAACAAACCTCGAGCGTTAGCAGCACTCGAGGTTTTTTGTTTCCTACTTCCCAGAAAAATGAAAGAAGGATTTATATATCTATGGATATTGTAGAACAATTATTACCTATCATCAAGGAGTTACTTATGGAATATGGTTTATGGGAAACGACTTTAGCCTTAACAATCTCTGCTGTTTTTATTGTTATTGCTTGGCGATTGCCAAATATCTTGTCAGCATTAAAAGACTGGCGGAAGTAAGTTTTTATTTTAGCAGCTAAAATACTTTACAAAGCTAGACGAAAGGTCTATATTTATTTTCAAGGCGTCGAAACCTTATAAGCAAGTAGCGGTAATCCGCACCCGACAGCATAGCGGTTTTTTTATGCGTAAAATTTGTGATCTGTTTCTTTCTCTCAAGAATTTTGATTACGCATACCCAAAATTCATCTATGCCGAGAGGGCGAGGAATACAATACCTGAAAAGGAAATAACTCCGACCGACTACTTGCGGTTTTCGAACCTCTTGGCACCAACTATTCTTATGATAAAGAGGATAATATATTGTGAGTTCTTGTATTTATTGTGGTCATAACGACCCAGATGAAATTTTTAAAATTGAAGGTGGCGATAGTTATGTTTGTAGCGAGTGTGCCGGTGAATATGGAGTACCATTAGAATCTGGCGATCCATTAGAATAGTCTTATTAAAAGCCTCTTGACTCCAAGGGGCTTTTTTATTACTATCACCCTCAAGGTCTCAAAAGCCTTTCTCAAAACGGTATCCATAAGGATAGTAAACACCCCGTCAGTGTGATTTTTTTATGCTTTAAATTTGCTTCTTTTTCTCATCAACAAATTTAGGCATAGATAATAATTTAGTATCAATGATCGAGAGTGCGACGAATACAATACCGCAAGGGAATAAGTCCGCTAGATTTTGAGCTAGTTTTGAGCTCTCGATCACCCTAATTCGATTAGGGTACTTCTCTCAAAAGGAAACTCAAAATGACAGCTCAAATTCAAACTATCAATTTCCACAATCAACTACTTTCCACTTTTGAACACAACAGTATTTACTATGTTGCAATGAAACCAATCTGCGAGAATATTGGCTTAAATTGGGATGGGCAACGTCAACGTATTCAACGTGATGAGGTGTTAAGTCAAGGTACGGTTATCATAACCGCACCTACGAATAGTGGTGATCAACAAATGCTTTGTCTTCCAATTGATTACTTAAATGGATGGTTATTCGGAATTGATGTAAAACGTGTTAAACCTGAAATCCGAGATTTATTGATTACATACAAAAAAGAGTGTTACAAAGCTTTATCAGATTACTGGATGAAGGGCAAAGCAGAAAGAAAAACCACCACAGACGAAAGAACAGGACTAAGACAAGCAGTGAGTCAATTAGTCAGTAAGAAAGGTTTAATCTATTCAGATGCCTACTCACTCATTCATCAACGCTTTAATGTGCAACATATTGATGAACTGACACCAGAACAAATTCCAATGGCAGTTGAGTATATTCATAAGATCGTTTTGGAAGGCGAACTGATTATAGACACATCGCCAAAAATTAAAGAGGATGAAATTGTCGTGCCTTACAATGTGTTTTATTCTTTGTATAAACACGGACAGCGTGGGCGACAATTAGGATATGAGGTGAGTATTTTATTGGATTCCTTGTTGAAATTATTAGGCGCAGAATACGGAAGACCTAAGCTCACAGGATTAGCCTATGATTGCCAAGCCCAATGTATCCATTGGCTAGATTTAGCTGAGAAGATTATTGATAAGAGAAATTTGATTTCTTAGTATTTTTGCAGTAAGATTTCCCACAATAGCCAAATTGTAATGTATTTTACTTTTTGGCTTTTTTTATGTCTAAAATTCCTTAAACATCTTTAAATTGGTAGATACCAAGCCGAAAGGTAGGAACGTTGTGGACAACAAATAACCCCGATCAGAAATGGTCGGGGTTTTTTATTACCTAAAATTTACAAAAGGAAACCAAAATGCAACTAGCAAACCCAGAAAATTTTAAACAATTTGTACAGATTAAAGACCAACAAACCGTAACTACATCAGAAATTGTAGCTAAGGTTTTCGGGAAAAATCATTCCCACGTTTTACGAGATATTCGAGCATTATTGGATAATTGTGATGAATATTTCGCAAAATCCAACTTTGGTCTTTGCTTTAAAAACAATGAGTTACAAAATGGAAAACCACAACCTTATTACGAATTAACAAAAAATGGATTTATGCTTTTGGTTATGGGTTATAAGTCTAAAAAGGCGATAGGAATTAAAATTTCCTATATTAAAGCCTTTGATTATATGACGGAAGAATTAGCTAAAGGTGGGAAACATTTGCTTGAACAATACTATGCACTGCTTGGTGAACACAAAGCAGAAAAACAGTTCGCCAGTTTATGTGGCAAAGGGTTGAGCGAATGGAAAGGTAAAAAGCCTGTTTTAGAAGCCACAATACGTATTATTGAAAACAAAATGCAAATTGAGTTACCAATATTGACAGCATAGTAAAGGTATCGAATTTTTATTGGAGCAAATATGAGCATTTACGGACAACTTCAGCAATACGCTGCACATGGTTGGATTGAATTGTTTGAGTTAGATCTCACTAAGTTTGGCGATATTGTCTATCGTTTCCACGATGGATTAGGCCCTCTCGGACAAGCAATTGTGTGGCAAGGGCAAGAATATACGCCTTATCCAGTGAAAGTTGATGGGTTTGCAGTTGATGGATTAAATCCAGTCAGACCAAGTATTACATTCTCGAACCTTGGCGGTGCGATTACGCTAGTTTTAGCGAAATTAAAAGGCATTGAGGGCGCAAAACTCACGCGTAAGCGGACAAAGATTATCTATCTTGATGCAGTGAATTTTGAAAACGGCAATTTGACCGCCGATCCGCACGCACATTTGCCAGACGATGTTTTCTATATTTCGCAAAAGACCGCAGAAAATCATCTCACAGTCAGCTTTGAGTTATTACCAGCGACAGACTTAGAGGGCGTAAAACTCCCTCGTCGTCAGATTGTGGCGCATTACTGTACGCACAAATACAAAGGTCAGTTTTGTGGATATACAGGCGATAAGCCGACTTGCTCAAAAACGTTAGTAGACTGCAAGGCACATTTTGGCGAAAACGCAGAACTACCGTTTGGCGGATTTCCAAGTGCCGCGTACATGAGGATTTAATATGAAACATATTGACGATGCAATAGCGCACGCAAAACAAAGTTACCCGCACGAGAGTTGCGGTTTTTTTGTGCTTAAAAAAGGGAAATTGCAGTACGTCGCTTGTACTAATCTTGCGCAAGACACCGAAGAAGAGTTTTTAATTAGCGTTGAAGATTACGCGCGAGCGGAGAAAATCGGTGAAATTCGAACGGTGGTTCACTCGCACCCCGACGAAAGCTGTTTGCCGAGTATTGCAGACCAAGACGCGCACAAGGTCAGCGGTTTGGAATGGTGCATTATCGGTTTAGAGGGTGACGAAGTTTCAATGCACTTTATGCCGGCAGTTACAGCAATTCCTGATTTGTACGGACGGAAATTCATTCACGGAATGACCGACTGTTACGGTTTTGTGCGCGACTGGTATCAACAAGAATTGGGCATTGAACTACCGAACTACAACAGAGTGGACGGCTGGTGGAACGAGGGCGAAAATCTCTACGTCGATAACTTCGAACACGCGGGATTTTATCAAGTCGATGATTTACAAGTCGGTGACGTGATTGTGATGCAAATCAATGCAACCGTGCCGAATCATGCTGGCGTTTATCTCGGTGATGGTTTAATCGGACACCACCTCTACGGGCGACTATCAAGTAAGGATGTTTATGGACAATTCTATCGCGACAGAACAACGCACATCGTGCGACATAAGAAAAATACGGCTCAAGGGTGAGCTAGGTAAACGCTTTGGCAAGGTCCATAAGTTAGCTGTGAAAACACCCGCAGAAGCAATTCGCGCATTGTGTGTATTAAAAGAAGGCTTTAAAGAGTTTCTCTTAAATTCAGAAAAACACGGCATTGTGTACCGCTTTCTAGTGCAGAGAGAAGATATAGACGGAACTCCAGAAGAATTTCAAATGCAGTACGGTGCAAAGACAGAGTTTCATCTTATCCCTGTTATTCGTGGATCGAAACGAGGTGGATTATTCGGTCTGATCGCAGGTGCCGCACTGATTGGTTTGTCAATCTGGAACCCTGCTTTTCTTGGTCTATCGACATTTGGCGGAACAGGTATGCTTGCGAATGTTGCGACTGTGCCGTTTATGATTGGTGCATCTCTCGCACTTGGCGGAATTTCGCAGTTACTTACGCCAATTCCAAAAATAGACGGGCCACAGGAACGCCCAGAAAATCAGCCATCATACCTGTTCAATGGCGCTGTGAATACCACACAACAAGGACAACCAATCCCCTTGCTTTACGGTGAATTGATTGTTGGTTCTGCAGTAGTATCAGCCGGACTGACTGATAAAGAAATCCCAGTTAGAACGGGTTCACAGAGTAATAGTGGCAACTTAGGAAAAGGCAATAGTCTTAAACTTGCGGGGTAATAAATGCAAATAGTCGGTAAAAAAGGTGGCAAAGGTGGCGGTGGTGGCAGAACGCCAGTAGAAGCACCGGATTCACTTCGCTCACGCTCTTACGCAAAATTCATTGATGTCATCTCGTGCGGAGAAATTGAAGGTCCAGTAAACGGATTGCAGTCTGTCTATTTCGGTGATGTGCAGTTGCAAGACGAAAATGGAAAATTCAATTTCAACAATGTTGCTATCGAGTGGCGACCGGGTAGCGTAAGGCAAGCGCCGTCTGAAATCTGCGAAACGAACGAAGTCACAACAGACGTTAATACAGAAATTAAAAAGAACAATCCGATCACGCGTTCGATCATCGCGCAAGATGCCGACATTGCACGCGTGACTATTACTGTGCCAGGATTGAGTTATCAAAATAAAAGTAACGGTGATATTAACGGTACAACAGTTGAATTAAGAGTTGAATATCAAGCAAATGGTAGCCAATGGATTGATGCTGGAAAGATTGTTATTAGCGGTAAGACAACAACCTCATATAACCGTGAACATAGTTTCAGACTAACTGGCGAATCGCCGTGGAACATTCGCGTTACACGTTTAACTGAAGATTCAAACAGTCAGACACTACAAAACAAAACGATTTTTTCAAAACTGACGACTGTTTTTGAGGAAAAACTGACTTATCCCGGAGTGGCTTATGTCGGTGTACAGATTGATGCTGAACAGTTCAGCTCAATTCCGGCTCGCGGTTATCACTGTCGCGGAATTAAGCTAAAAGTACCCTCAAATTACGATCCAATCACACGCCTATATACTGGCGACTGGGACGGCACGTTTGTTGTGAAATATTCAAACAATCCAGTTTGGATCTATTTTGATTTACTCACTAACGAAGAATACGGAGCTGGTGAGCATATAAAAGAAGATATGCTCGATAAATGGTCTATGTACCAAATTGCCAAGTATTGTGATCAATTGGTGCCGGACGGTTTCGGGGGGTATGAGCCAAGATTTACGTGTAACGCTTATATTCAGACACGACAAGAAGCCGGCAAGCTATTGCGCGACTTAACATCCGTCTTTCGTGCGATGAGCTACTGGGCAAGCGGTACGCAAATGCTTGTCCAAGACTCACCGAAAGAGCCGATGTATCAGTTCAATAATACAAACGTTATTGACGGTCAATTCAGCCGTTCAGGCTCAAATGTTAAGACACGACATAACGTTGCGTTAGTGACGTGGAACGATCCAAAAAAATACTTTAAACAATCTGTTGAATATATCGAAGATGCCGAATCTATCGTGAAGATGGGGTACATCTCACAAACGGAAGTTGTAGCGTTTGGCTGTACGTCGAGAGGACAAGCGAGACGACTTGGCAAATGGCTACTCTACACAGAGCAACACGAAAGCGAAGTAGTAACATTCTCGTGCGGTCAAGATGGTGCAATTCCAATTCCGGGTGAAGTCATTCAAGTATCTGACGTTCATCGCGCGGGCGAAAGACGTGGTGGCCGCGTTAAAACTGGCTCAACAGTTAATCAAATCATTCTTGATGCAGCTGTTGAAATTACCAAAACGGCAACAATCAGTATTGTGAACGGAGAGGGAAAACTTGAGCAACGTAACATCACGCAGCGCGGTAATCTAACGGAGATTAACGTCAATCCAGCGTTCACTTCTGTGACAGAAGATAGCACTTGGATTATCGCAAATAGTGACATTGAGCCAGAATTGTATCGTGTTGTCGCGGTAGTGGAAGGTGAAAACAGCACTTATACAATTAGTGCCGTAAATTACAATCCGTCAAAATTCAATTATATCGAAAACGGTGAGGATTTAACTGAATACGACACGACGAACAACACGCTAGAAACGGGCGTGAAAAACGTGGTAATCACGGATGAAATTTATCGTGGCCATGGTGGCAGTATTCAAACAAAAATCGTCGTGAGTTATCAACCGGCAACCTCGCTGACTTCACGTTATCAAATTGAATATCGTGCGGGTAACGAAAACTGGCAACAGTTAGAACCGACAACGCTAACGTCTGTTGATATTCCGAACGTCAAAGACGGTGTGCAGTATCAAATCAGAATACGCACAAGTAACGTATTGGGGCTGTGGTCGAATGATAACGACATAGAAACGTATGAGCCGATCGGTAAGTTACGGCCACCGCACGATGTCACTAATCTACGACATAAGGCAATCGCGCAAGAAGGTGCATTTCTAACGTGGGATATTTCGCCTGATATCGATCTTGAGTATTACGAAATCAGAAAGGGCGATACTTACGAAAATTCACGGCTTGTTGCAAAGATTAAAGCGAATGAGTTCAATCTTGGCTTTATTCAATCTGGCAGTCACAAGTATTGGCTAAGTGCGGTCGATTCTTCCGAAGTTCGATCTGACGAACCTACACCAATTTCATTCATAGTTACAAGTGGTCAAGTTGAAAACTTAGTCGCAGAAATCGTTGGTGATGAAGTATTGCTGACGTGGAATGAAACGCAAAACAATTCATTCTCGACAGAGCTTTACGAAGTGAAGAAAGATAAGGAAGTGTTAGCGTTAGTGAAAAGTACGTCGTTTAAGTTCAAGGCAGACTTTAGCGGTAACAAGACGTTCACAGTAACTGCAATCGATCTCGGTGGTAATCGCAGTACATCAGCGCAAGCACAGTTGATCATCCATCAACCGACACAGGTAAACATCTCTCAGCAAGTAATCGACAACTACGTCATGTTGCGCTGGCAAAATGCGAAAGCAACATTGCCGATCGTCTATTACGAGTTGAAAAAAGGCGACACGTTTGATAATGCGGAGTTTATTACAAACATTGACGGATTAGCGTTCCCGCAGTTTGAAACCGTTGGTGGACTTTATAAATATTGGATCGTTGGTGTAGATAGTGCAGGCAATCGTGGAGAGCCACAATTTACACTTTCCAACGTTGCACAGCCACCGGATTACATTCTGAAATACGAATACAACACGGAGTATAACGGAGTAAAAAACGGATCGGATAAGATCGACGGTAAATTGTATCTTCCGATTAAAAACGAGACGTGGGCGCAGCACTATCAATCTAATAACTTCACGACACCACAATCGCAAGTTAATGCCGGATTCCCGCTTTATCTTCAGCCGACCGCAACAAATGGTTATTACGAAGAAGAGATGGATTACGGCACGGTATTGGCTTCGTCAAAAATCACGCTCACGCCGAAAGTGGTGAGCACTGGAAACTATGACATTAGCTACTACATCGCAGTGAAAGAAAATGAAGGTGATAGTTGGCGCGAGCATAATCAGGCGTCTGTATATGAAACAAATTTCAGATACATCAAATTCAGAATAACAGTAACTAACGCTCAGAACCCTGTTGTTATTGAACAATTAAATTTGAAATTAGATCAAAAGCAGAAAACTGACGGTGGCACAGTTTACGCAAACGCAAGCGATGTAAATGGGACTTGGGTTGCATTTTCAACAGAGTTTATTGATGCATCCGTTCCAGTTCTCACGCCACAATCAAAACAACCGCTTTTTGCGACATCGGATTTTAAAGACGAACCATATCCAAACGGTTTTTATGTTTTCTTGTTTGATAAAAACGGAAATCGTGTAAGCGGTAAAGTGGGTTGGGTTGTGAAAGGGGTATAAAAAGGAGCAAACAATGGCAGATTTTAACAAGCCGACAGTAGATAGCAATTACACGCAATTCCCAAATGAAATTAGAGCCGCCATTAGTGCGGCTTTATCATTTCTAGATGGTGGCACACATACAAATATTCCGATGAAAGCGAAACGTTGGAATCCAACAAGTAAAATCTTTGAGGAATATAGTGGCACGCAGTGGGTGCCGATGGCGACGGAGTACAAGTTACCAGTCGATTACAACGTGTTACGTAATAAGCCTGTGCCGTCGTCTGCAACAAATAGTGACAGTGAAACACAATTCGCAAGCTCAAAAGCCGTGAATACCGTGTATGAATTAGCTAGCGGTAAGCAGAGTCCAGCAACAACGCTTGCTGGGTACGGCATTGCGGATTTTGTTGTGAAAGATCTTACAACTGAAGATCTGAACAACGTAACAGTTGTTGGGTTTTACTCACAAAGACTGACATCTAGAGCGACGCTAGATAAAAATTATCCGGTTAACGAAGCTGGATCGTTAGTTGTTAAACCATCGGCTTATGCGTTGATGCAAGAATATACCACCCACTTAAGTAAGAAGATTTACGTGAGAAATAGAACCGCTTTTAGCGGATCGTGGAGTGCGTGGAAACTTGTTACTAGTGACGGTTTACCGGTTGGTTCAGTTGTTTCTTTTCCGAAAAACATCACACCTCCTGGTTTTTTGAGAGCAGACGGCACGACGTTTAACCAAGCAACATATCCGGATCTTTATGCTGTAAACGGGAATAGCAATATATTGCCAAATCTCACTCGATCTGATGTTGGTATGACAGCATATTTCGCTGTTGATCAGATTCCAGAAGGTTGGATTGCGTTTGATAGTATTCAATCGACAGTTACACAAAGCAGTTATCCAGAACTATATACACATCTTGTTGCTAAATACGACTCAATTGCACAAGTGCCACTTGCTGAAGATAGATTTATTCGTAATGCAGGAAGTGGTCTGAATGTTGGTGAAACGCAAGATGATGCGATCAGGAATATAAAAGGACAAATTACTATCGATGACTACGACCGAGATAAAATAACTGGCGCATTTAAAATGGTCGGCAACGGTCACGCTGCCGGCAATTCTGGTGGCGGTACACTTGTTGAATTTAATGCAAGTCTTGTTGTGCCGACAGCCGATGAAAATAGACCTAAATCAATCATTTTAAAGCTGTGTATTAAAGCTAAGAATTCCTTTGATGATGTTGTGTTCTGGATTAAAGCGTTCGGTGAGGTCGCTAATACCGGAACATTAGACGCGGGTACTTTAGCACAAGACTTGCAACAAACGAAAAGTAAAACTCAACAACTCGAAGCATTATTCAATCAAAATAAAACGGAAACAGCGCTAAAAATCCAACAAATAGAGGGAAAACTCACAGAGGTAAACCAAGTTAGTCGTATTGTATGGTCTGGAAACGTAACACAGAACTCTGCAAATGTACTTGAGTTGTCAGAATCTATTCTAAATAAGACGCTTATTTTCTATTTGCAAGTGTCGCAAGGACATTCGTTACAGCAAAACGTTGATACGAATACGATGTCTGTTTTTGTAGATGAGAAGCTTCTTGAAGTAAATGGTAGGAAATACATTCATTTTGTTTTTTATCTTGGTGGCTGGAAAAGCGTTCAAATAGAAATCATTGAAGATAGGAAGATAAAAATTATTGAGGCTTCTAGTATGTATTTGAAACAAATAACCGCGCTCTAAAGGGGGAAACATGAAAGTATATTTTTTAAAGTCAGACTTAAATCAGTATCAGATCTTCCCAGCTCCGCAAAATTTACAGGATTTCATTGAATTTGAAATTGAAGATAGCGTGGATCTTGAGAGTAAACAGCTTATTCTTTGCCAGGGAGAATATATTTTAGTCGATAGACAGCCGTCAGAATTGCACGTTTGGAACTGTGATCAATGGGTTTTAGATGAAGAAAAACAAGCACAACTTCTCGCAATTCAACAAACTGAAATGTGGGAAAAAATCAAGAAAAAACGCTATGAAAACGGATTAGGTGGGGTGTATATCGCTCGAGTCGGTAAGTGGTTTCAAACTGGCGAAGAAGAAAAGACAAAGTATCTTGGCTTAGATAAAGTGATTGATTCACTTGGTGAAATTGACTGGAAGTGCTACGACAATTCATTTATCAAAATGAATCGCACTTTGTTGGATGAGATTTTTCTAGCGATGGTTGTAACTGAAAACGCAGATCATATTAATGCTGAAAAGCATCGCGCGGAAATGCTGAAATCAGCAGATCCACTTAATTATGATTTTTCAACTGGCTGGAGTGCTAACTATGAAAAATAAATATTGGCTGAATGTTGCGATTGCATTAGATCAGTTATTCAATGCGTTAACTTGGGGAAGTCCTGACGAAACGCTATCGTCTAGGGCATATCGCGGAGCGGTACTTGCGAAAAGTCCGAAAAAGAAATGGAAATTCTTCCACGCTGCAATTAATAAGTTATTTTTCTGGCAAAAGGATCATTGCAAGCAAGCGTATCTTTCGGAAGTTGAGAGACGGCAATTGCCGAGAGAGTTTAGTGAAGTCTGA